TTTCGGGAAATTTAAAATAATATATTATATATTTTCGGGAAATTTGAGGCAGTATATTATATACCATTTTTCGATTGAAAAAAATGGTATATAATATATTATATCAAATTTGGCGCATGGCGCCAGTTCGCGGAGCGCCGCAAATAATAATATATTATAGCTAGTGTAAAATAATATATTATATATAATGCCCAAAAGTGAAAGAAATACGAAAATATATTATATATAATTACATATATAAAAAATGGGGGCAAAGCCCCCGCAAGTGTGTGCGATTAGCAGTCATATGAGTAGCAACCCTCATAAGGGTCAAATCCCATTTCGAGGTCTGCTTCGTCGCAATCGGGCTCTTCATCTTCACCGTTAATCTCGGCGAGGTAGCCTTCAAAGTTGTGCCAGCCAGTGTAATAGTAAAGGATAGCTTCGGCGGTTTCAATGGTGCATCCGCCGACTGCAAAAGCAAGGTCAAGAGCTTCGGTATTATCGGTGACATATTCGGCAAGAAGGTCATAAGCGGTTTCGAAATTCATCATGGGGTATTTACCTCTCTTTCTTTTGATGTACTCATTATAGCAGATATGGAGCGAGTTGTCAAGCGTTTTTGCACGGAAAAAATAATATATTTTCGGGAAATTTAAAATAATATATTATATATTGTTTTCTATGAGAAAAATTCGTATATTATATATTATATTAAAATTTCGCTCGTGAACTGACGCCACGAGCGGACAGGCTCTCCCTTATGAGAGAGCCCTGCGCATGAGTAAATTATTATGATTAGTCTTCCATTTCCATTTCACCAGTATCGAGCACGGGATATTCTTCATGGGATTCTACGAGTACTCTTAATGCTTTGTCATAGATTGCGATGTTTTCCATGCGTTCGCATAACTTGGCGAACTCGATAACAATAGGATGCTCAAAGCCGTAGATTTTAATCATCCTGTCCAGCAGATTCTCTCTCATAGTGTTCATAGTGTTTTCCTCTCTTTCCTTTCGGTGAGTAAATTATACCACATAATTTCGAGCATGTCAAGGGATTTTTGAAATATATTTTTGGGGGAGGGCTTACGCCCTCTCAACCAAACGTAAGAAAGATATTTTGACAGATTCCATATGGTCATCATCATCATACGCGATGAAAAAGGTGGACTTTTCGTCGTTTGCCAGTGATTCAAGAATATCTGACTTTATGTAATCCGGATCGGCTGAATTATAATCGCCTATTTCATTTATAGCTTTTACTATAAATTCAATTGCAAGATCAAGATCTTCGGTTGCGATAGGATAAATATCGCAGGAAGTTTCTACAAAGTAGATAAGACGGTTTGTAGTGATAGTTTTCATTTTCATAAGATAAATACCTCTCTTTTCTTTCGATGAATACATTATACCACATAAAATTAAGGCTGTCAACAGGCTTTTTGCATTGTACATAATATATTTTTGTGGACATTTCAGGATTTAAAAGTATATTATATATTAGGTACAAGCGAAAGAAAAAATTCGTATATTATATATTATATTAAAATTTCGCTCGTGAACTGACGCCACGAGCGGCTGAGCTCTCTCAGCTAAGAGAGCTCAGCGCATGAATGATACGGTTTGTCAGTCTTCGAAACAAGCCCTAAGAAGCTGTCCGATGAGGTCAAAAGAAGGCTCTCCTTCCTCTTCATCAGCAGGACACCAACGCTGATAGCGGCACTCGGAGCAAACATGACAGTTATCACATTCAGTAATAATCTCCTCCTTGGTAGGTTTGGTATCTTCCATTTCCACTTTGTCAGTGTTAAGAATGGTGGCATCAATTTCTCCTGTGGTGTCCGATACAATATGACAGACAAACCAGTTAAGTTTAAGAGTTTTCAGAGGTGCGAGAAGTTCTTTGGCATGCTCAATCGCATGTTCAAGATCGCAATAGCCGAGACTGTAATGAGCAACGTCGTCTATTACACAGAGGTAGCGGTCAGCGTGGGTAAGAGTGATATTCATTAGTTTGTATCTCCTTTATTTGATGAGTTTATTATAACAGATTTGAGCGCAATTGTCAAGCATTTTTTTTAATTCTTTTTAGCAAATGCCAAGAGCCAATGCGAAAAACTACACGATAAATATTGCGCCCAATGCAAACTTTTTCGCCCTGCCGGAATTTGTTATTTCGCATACTTCCAAAATCCCAGCCGCAATAGCCAAAAATTTCATTCATTATATTCACTCCTTTCTTTTGGGATTATAGTATAACACATAAGGCGCGATTTGTCAATAATTTTTTTGAAATATACAATATATTATGGGAGGTTAAAAGTGAGTATATTATATATTTTTTGTGTTGTAAAAATTTGGTATATAATATATTATTTCAAATTTGGCTCGTGAACTGGCGCTACGAGCCGTCAAAAGTAAAAGAGAGCTTAGCAAGCCCTCTTTAGAAAGTTTTAATAAAGTTTTTTGCCATTATGAAATCGTTCATATCTGGCTTCCAGAAAATCCAGAATAAATTCATAGTTATCAGCGTCTATGGGATCGGCGAATGTTTTTTCCAGAACCTCGCCAGTATGATCATTATAAATTCGAATCGTCTCCATTTTGTCTGCCTTTCTCCCCGTATAGCCTGTTAGGACAGCTTGCAATTTTATTTTTTAATCTTCATCGAGTATCTTTTGAATTTCGTCATTGCCGAGACTGTCTCTCACCATCACCGCATACCCCGCAATAGCGTTTACGCATATCGGAGCATCGACAGCATAGCCCGCAGATTCCAAATTGTCATAGTCGTTCATCCAGAAAAAGCGGTCACGAGGGCTAAAATTGCTGCAAAATCCCATGCGTAAAATATCCGTTGGTGTCCGCCCTTCAAGTGCTTTGTCAAGGTTGTACTTGCTGTAAATGCATCTATCTTTGTCGCCTATTGCGCAGCAGTAGGTATTGTGCAGCGCAATCAATTCGTCGTCGCCAATACTGTTGATATAATCAACGATTTTTTGTTTCTTTTGCATTTCGTTCATTTTATTTTCCTCTCTCCCCGTATAGCCTGTTAGGACAGCTTGTTTTTTCATCCTTTTGTTATTTAAGTTTTACATATACACCATATTTCACATCGTTAATCTTCACAAGTTTGCAACTTTCTATAATGTAATCTTTTGAGCCTTCATCATAAAAAATTTCAGATTTACGATGATAAAAATTCACTTCACCGTTCGGAAATTTTACAAAAAGTACATCAACGTTAAAGGGTTCGTAATCCTTGCAAATTTTTGCATATGTTGCGTTAAAATTCTGTTGCGTTTTAACTGTCGCATCCCAAATTTCAAAAATTGTCATTTTCATTTACCTACCATTTCATTGATATTCGGTTCGGTGTCCCTTACCGTGATTATAGTATAACACATTTGGTTCGGCATTGCAAGTGTTTTTTGTGAAAAAAAATAATATATTTTCGGGAAATTTGGGGTAGTATATTATATACGATTTTGCGATTAAAAAAATGATATATTATATATTATATTAAAATTTGGCTCGTGAACTGGCACTACGAGCCGTCAAAAGTAAAAGAGAACTTGCGAAGCTCTCTTTAGATTTTTACTCCGTCAAAAAGTCTTAATAAAGTTTTTTGCCATTATGAAATCGTTCGTATCTGGCTTCAAGGAAGTCCAGAATAAATTCATAATTATCAGCATCTATGGAATCTGTAAATGTTTTTTCTAAAATCTCGCCAGTGTGATCATTATAAATTCGAATCATCTCCATAAAATTTATTCCTCTCTTTCCTTTCGATGAATACATTATACCACATAAAATTAAGGTTGTCAACAGGTTTTTTGCATTGTACATAATATATTTTTGTGGACATTTCAGGATTTAAAAAGTATATTATATATTATGTACAAGCGATTAAAAAATGATATATTATATATTATATTAAAATTCACTCGTGAACTGGCGTTACGAGTGACTCAAAATTTTGCATATAGGGCAATAAAAAGAAAGCCCCTACCGGGGCGGGTTGCCCCTACCGGGGCAGTTTGGCAATGGTGCTTTCATTACAAAGTGTAGCACGTTCCCATTTTATCTGATAACCGATACCGTCAATGTAAATATCAGGATGTGTAAAAAATGGGCGGTTATCTTTGTGCCACGATTGGTTGCATATGTGAAAGATATGCCTTTCGAATACTTCGCCCTTGTTGTAGTTGTGTTCAGCTTTAGCTTTATTACAATCAGCTTTAAATTGCTCTTTGGTATAATCCGAAAGTTTGCACGCACCATGATTGATAAGCATGAGCTTTTTGTCATATGTAGGTGCATAACGGAGAGAAAATCCATTATTACGGCTTGCTTTATCCAGCTTGCAGACCGCATATAAAAGGTCATAGTCCGCTTCAACAACGTACATTTCGCCATAATAAGCAAAACCAAGCAGAAAGTGCGACGTAACAGAATTTTTGCGATAAGCGGCAAAAAGGGTTTCATAAATATCAGCATACGTTGTTCTTTTACTCATTGTCATTGTCCTCCTTGTTACTTCCTTTTGGATTGTCTTAATTATACCACTTTTTTCGGAAATTGCAATACCTTTTTTCATTATATATTATCTATAATTTCGGGATCCAAATAATATATTATATATTTTCACATGGCTCTTGGATTTTTTAGATAATATATTATATATAATTTCGAGATATTAAAGAATTACGTTTTGAATAACTGTTTCAAATTTTTCTAACCGACAAAACGATTTTAAATAAAAAACCGACCGCAAACGAGAGCTGCGGTCAGCCAATTAAAATTATATATAATATAACTTTATAAATTATATATAATATAACTCTATAAATTATATATAATATAACTTTATAAATTATATATAATATAACTTTATAAATTATATATTATAGATAATTGTGTATATAAAAAAGAGAGCTCACGCTCTCAACAATATCTAAGTCCTAATTAATGACTATTTGCTGACAGTTATTACCAATTGTTTACGGCAATATTCCATGCTCTTGTATATTCTACAATATAAATTTCTTCAGTAATCTCCGTAAAACCTACGTTTATTAATCTTTCTGCTTCTGCCGCATTGTCCGTACGAGTCAAACCACCTGTTTTGTAATTGATGAAATATTTCATTATACATACCTCATTTCTGTCTTTTTGTCATCTCTCCCCGTATAGCCTGTTAGGACAGCTTGAAAAACTTTTATTATTTCCAAAGGTAGTTTTCATAGCAACCATAGGTTGCAGTCACTCCCGACACCTTGCAATAACAGTTGTCCTCCTGATTCCATTCATAAGGATATACAACCTTCACACGCTTTGGAGTGCCTTTACATACCAAACCTTCTACAAGCTGTCCATTTTCAACGTAAAACTCAAAAGTACCGCCGAAATCTTTCGCTTTATGCCAACCGTCAGTGTATATTGTTCTTTTACTCATTGTCATTGTCCTCCTTGTTACTTCCTTTTGGATTGTCTTAATTATACCACATTTGAACCGGCATTGCAAGCGTTTTTAGGCGAAAGAAAAAATATATTTTTTTTATTAATCTACGTCATAATGTACGATTCAACTTGACCACTAACAATATATAATATATTATTTTTTTGCTCCAAGTTAAGCTGAAAACAATATATAATATTATAGCTTATTATACTATTTCCAGAATATATTATATATTTGGTATTTTACTTATTTTGGGAAAAATATATTATTTTTTATATTTTCACATGGCTTTTGGATTTTTTTAGATAATATATTATATATAAAATTTCGGATATATTACATATTATATCGTATATCACGGCAATGCAATAAAAAAGGGCTTTCGCCCTTTTATTAGTCTTTGTAAGTCTTACCTTATTTCTTTCTTTTTTTATTCAAGAACAGGAAACTCTTCATGAGATTCTACAATGATTCGGAGAACCTTATCATTCTCTTTAGTATTTTTCCAACGTTCACAAAGATCCGCAAACCAAATAACGGAAGGATGTTCAAATCCATAAATCTTAACCATGCGATCAATCAGATTCTTTCTCATAGTGTTCATAGTGTTCATAGCTTACCTTTCGTACGTTTTACAGCCGCCGCTTGAATTCGGTTCGGTTTCCCTTACCGTGACTATAGTATAACACATTTGAACCGGCATTGCAAGCGTTTTTAGGCGAAAGAAAAAATATATTTTTTTTTTATTAATCTACGTCATAATGTGTAACTCAATTTGATTGCTAACAATATATAATATATTTTTTTTTATTAATCTATGTCGTAATGTATAACTCAATTTGATTGCTAACAATATATAATATATTATTTTTTTTATTAATCTATGTCGTAATGTGTAACTCAATTTGATTGCTAACAATATATAATATATTATTTTTTCGCTCCAAGTTAAGCTGAAAACAATATATAATATTATATATTGCTGTTGCTTCAATAATATATTATATCTTTAGTGTTTTACTTGTTTTGGGAAAAATATATTATTTTTTGCTTTTACGTCATACAAAACGTTTTTTTTACAATCGCCTATATTAACCTAAACAAGGCGCGCTGCAGCCGATAGCGCGCCTGTGACCTATTACTTTTGTAATCATATTAATAAATATCTTTGGTATGATTATATTCTTAACACTAATGCCTTGTCTATTGGTTATGTGTGTGTTTGTCTAATTGTTGTATTGACTTATTTCCTCACGCCCATATATTGATTGTTTGCTTTACGTTTTTGGGGAGGGTGCAATAGACCTGTCTATATATCTCAGAAAAAAACTATAAACTACATAAAGCATTTTTTTCATATAAAAAAGTGAAAGTAAAAATAGGGGGGGGTGGCATTTTGGGAAAAATTTTTATTTATTTTAATCAAATATTTTCGTCTGGCAACAACCATCCCTAAATCAATTTTTGAATTAGAAAAACGAGCCATCCCCAAATGAATTTTAAATTCTAAAAACGAATCAGTCATCCCCAAATGAATTTTTAAATTAGAAAAATGAGTTTATTCGGCAACCATCAAGCCATCTCTAAATCAATTTTTGAATTCTTTAAACTCAACTTGCCTTCCGCAAAAATTTTTCGTATAATGGTAGTACGGAGGTGATTTAAAGAAATGGCTACATTAAAATTAGATTATTCTTTAGAAACTCCAGAAGAACGTAAAGCATTAGTTGAACAAATTTTGTAGGGCAGCGACAGTGAAGACGTAGACAGAAACGGAGAATCAAACCTATCGCCCGCTTATCTTGAAATATTGGCCGACTATTTGATTCTTTGTATGGAGAAACAAGAAAAAAAAGAACGTCGATTACTTACCGAAAATCGAATGGCCACAATCAATAAACGTGAAACTTCTTTTGAAGGCCTATGCGCTTCTTTTGAAGATGGAGAAGATAGCGTTTATAATCTTATAACAAATGATAAAAATGTAATATTCCGTCCTAAAACTAAAATAACTAAAAAAGATTTAGAAGAAATTCCCGAATTGCGCGCAATACTCGATGCTATAAAATATTGGGAAGAAAAATTAAAAACAGCAACCGGACGTGATGCTTATATAATTAAATCTACAATAATTGAATTGCGTAAAGATCAATATTTAATAAAAGCAGCTTTCCGCAAACCAGTAACATCCAATAATTTTGTGCCATCAGTATCTACCATTCCATTAAATGAAAAAATTGAAATTGATAAAGACTCAGGCTATGTAATTCCAGCCGGTGTCACTTTGATGGATCCAAAAGTCATTTCAGCAGTTCTCTGTAATTATTCTGCTTTAAAAGAATAGTGCTGGGGTTGTTTTAATAATGATTTATGGTATTTTTTAAAAGACTTTGACGAATGCGCCAATCGCGCACTTAAAGAGTATCCAATTTATGACCGTTTAGTTACGCTTAAAGTCGATGGCAAATAGAATTAGGAAATTCAAAAAATACTTGAAGCTGAATTTAACGTACATCATACAATTGAATATATTTCCACTCTTTGGCGTAATAAAATTCCTGGATTAATTGCATCTTAGGCTGAAGATGATTATCTTGATTGGTATTATCGAGAAGTTGAAAAAGGTCAATATAAGCGTTGCAGTCGATGTGGTCAAATTAAATTAGCTCATAATAAATATTTTTCTAAAAATAAAACTTCTCGAGATGGCTTCTACTCAATTTGTAAAAAATGTCGTAATAAAAAAACGCGCACATCTGGACAAATTTAATTAAAGAAATACGCTTAAATTTAAAAACTCCACAAGGAGGTGACATTCCATGCAGCAACCTGAAAAAAGAAAAGTATATTACTGTGAAAAATGCGGTAAGGCCATGACAGGCGAGAATTTTTATACTTCTAATAATCTTGAAAAATATCCTGATGATGGGAAGCTGTCACAATGTAAAAAATGTATTACAATGCATGTTGATAATTGGGATCCTAAAACATATCTTTGGATACTACAAGAATGCGATGTGCCATATGTGCCCGAAGAGTGGAATAAACTATTGTTAACATATGCGAAAGATCCAACTAAAGCAAAAGGATCTACTATATTGGGTCGTTATCTTTCAAAAATGAAATTAACTCAATATAGAAAATATCGTTGGCATGATACTGAATCCTTACGCGATGTTCAAAATCATCGTATTTAGGAAACAATGGAGCGGCAAGGATACACACAATCACAAATTGATGAAACTATAAATAAAAGTACACTTGCGCTTGACCCTGGTCTATTGGCGCCGCCACCCGAGACGCAAATTCCACTTGATCTGCGCGCATAGCAACCAGAGAACGACTACTTCGCGCAACAAGTTGGTATTGATGAAGATGAATTTGCGGCGGATCTTACGGAAGAAGATAAGAAATATCTTTGCATGAAATGGGGTCGTGCCTATAAACCCAGTGAATGGGTTGCGCTTGAGCAATTGTATAATGATATGATGGAATCATATGATATTCAATCCGCTGGTCATATTGATATTCTGAAGAAATGTTGTAAAACTTCTTTAAAAGCCGATTAGTTGCTTGATATTGGTGATGTTGAAGGCGCGCAAAAGATGGTGCGTATGTATGATATGCTGATGAAAGCAGGTAAATTTACTGCGGCGCAGAATAAAGGTGCGTCCGGTGATGCAGTTGATTCACTTGCGGAATTGTTTGCAATGTGTGAAATGGATGGCTTTGTGCCTCGCTTCTATACCGATGGACCGCAAGATAAGGTCGACCGCACGTTACAAGATATGTAGCAATACGTTAAAACCCTTGTTACAGAAGAGCTTAATCTTGGTAATCTTATTGAAAATGCGGTTAAGCAAATTGAAATTGATAAAGCTAAAGAAGCTGAAACTGATGCTGATGCAGCCAATGATGAAGATTTGCTTGAGAATGAGATATTTGCGGAATCAGACAAAAATGGTATGACTGAAGAAGATATGAATGAATTTAATGATTGGCAAGATAAGCAAGATGAAGAAGCTCATGAGCTTCAAAAAAAACTTGAGGCAGGTGAATTATAATGGCACTCGCTGATTTAATGATATTATCCCAATCAAGAAAAAAAATAGGTATTTCTGAAGAACGCATAGCAGCAATTAAACCAGTAGCCCGCTAGTATTTGGCTTATTGGAGGGAATATCCCGATATGTTTGTGGATTTTCTGCAAACAGGTAGAGATGGACAAATTCCTGAAAATGGATTGCGTTTTTATTTCTATTAGAGGGTATTCTTGCGTGCGGCTATGCGTTATAAGTATGTCTATATGACATTCCCGCGAGCATATTCTAAGTCTTTCCTTTCTGTTCTTGTTTTAATGTGTCGATGCGTTTTATATCCAAGATGTAAACTATTCGTTACTTCTGGAGGTAAAGAGTAGGCAGCAGGTATTATTAAAGAAAAAGTTAATGAAATATGTACTTTAGTACCAGCGTTTGAAAATGAGCTTGATTTGCGGCCAGGCAAAACTCGATAGAGTAAAGACTATTGTATATTTGTATTTAAAAATGGTTCATATTTTGATAATATTGCGGCCAGGGAAACCAGTCGTGGTAAGCGCCGTCATGGCGGACTCATTGAAGAGTGCGTTGGTGTTGATGGTCAGATATTAAGTGAAGTTATAATCCCTAAATAGTGGGGCCTTGCAGCGTAAGCTGTAAGTGTACTTTGCGTGAACCTGTGACAAAAGGGTGTATTAATAATTATATTAATGCTAACGGGGAAGAGTCAAGAACCCCGTGCCAAGCCTAGTATAGGAAGGTGTAGAGACTATCCCTGATGAATGTAAGGGAGTAGAGTGGAGTTTGTCACCACTCGAAGTGCGCAACAACTATTGGACAAAACCAAACAAAGTAATTAAAAATAATTTCATATTATACCGAAAATGAATATATAAGAGGTATAAAAATGATTACATGGAAAATAGTTGAAGATATAGTCCAAGAGGATATTTAATCCTCATGACAATGAACGTTTCACGTTTGTGCATGGATGGTACAATGCATCCAGAAGAAACATTAAATAAGAGCTAGATATTCGTTACTACTGCTGGATGGAAGGGAACATTCGCATATGACAAATTAATTCAGTTCTTGGTATGGATGTTAACCGAACCGGAGAAAGCAATTATTATGGGTGGTACTTGGCGTATACCTGTATTAGTGAAACTACTTGATAAAAACTTCTTATAGGACTTATAGCGAGATGGTACTTATAATGAAGCTTCATTCTCGCGTGAATATGAGTCCAAGTGGTCTGGAACAACAGAAAACGCATATTTTAATGGTGAATAGTTTGATAGAAATAGAATTTTAAAGCAGGCTGAGTACGAACATTCTGCACGCTCTTCTGTAAAAAGTTATTACATAGTTTCTGCAGATATTGGTCGTAAAGGATGTGCGTCTGTAGCTTGTGTGTTTAAAGTTATTCCATAGTCTGTTGGAAGCGCGTTTAAGTCTTTGGTTAATATTGAAACTAAAGAAGATGAGCATTTTGAAAATTAGGCGATTTGGTTAAAATCTTTATATTATAAATATAAAGCTCGTCGATTAGTTATTGATGGCAACGGTGTTGGTTTTGGTTTAATTGATTATATGGTAAAATCTTAGATTAATCCGGATACTGGTGAAGTTTATCCAGACTTTGGTGTTTATGGTGGTACTCAAGCCGATGCCGCCCAAGAGTTTAAGAAATATAGAACTGATCAATGCGAATAGGATGCTATCTATGTTCTTAAGGCGAATGCGCCTATTAATACTGAAATGCACGCGAATGCTTTAGTATAGTTATCTTCTGGACGAGCTAAGTTTTTACAGGATGAACGTATTGCTAAAGCCAAATTAATGGGAACTAAAGTTGGTTAGAAAATGACTCCAGAACAAAGGGCAGATTACTTAAGACCATTTACCTTAACTTCCATATTAAAGGAAGAGTTATTAAATCTTCGTGAAGAAAATGAGGGAATTAATATTATTCTTAAACAAGCTTCAAAAACGATTGGTAAAGATAAATTTTCAGCTTGGGAATATGGTTTATATTATATCCAACAAGAAGAGGAAAGAAAAAAGAAAAAAAAGAAATTCAATGCCAAAGAATGGCGTTTTTATGACTAAGTTTTTTTGGATAACTCCCAGTAATTGCATTAAATCTTTTTTCATAATTATATGAAAGAAGTAAGAAAAATAATGATTATTTATTTACATCGTAATACAATTAATGGGAAAGCATATATTGGTTAGACAAAAACTATATTAGCATAGCGCAATCAACATGATAGCAATGACTATAAAGGTTGTGGTTCATTCTGGAATGCAATTGAAAAATATAGTTGGAATAAGTTTTCTTATACAATTTTAGAAAATGCACAGAAATACTGCACTTTGTCAAACAACTATTTCTAAAAATTGTAAAAATAAAGGCACTATTTCTGCGCATAAAGCTAATAAAAATTATACTTGGATGTATTTAACAGATTATTTAAACTGTTAAGAAAGGAGGACCAAATGAGAGCTTCAAGAGGAGAAATTAAAATTGAAGAAATCTTACTTGCGGCCGGCCTTCATTTTGAAGAGGAATATATCTTCCCAGATTTGAAGAGTCCTCGAGGAGTGCCTTTACGTTTTGATTTTGTGGTATTTGATGATGATGGCATAATTGATTTTATTATTGAATATCAAGGAAAACAACATTATGAGCCTTCTGCCAAATTTGGTGGTAAAAAAGGATTTTATCAATAGTAGTATAATGATACTCAAAAACGTCGCTTTTGTGCATTACATGGATTTAAGTTAATAGAAATTCCATATACAGACGAAGATCTAATTGACTATGATTATATTATGAAAAGAGCTGGATATTAAAAGGGGGTGAAATAAGTTGGAATTCAGTAAACGACAATAGGAAATCCACGATAAAGGTTTTAATATGTTTGAAAATGGCGGAACTGATTACTCAAAAATTAAAGTTGGTGTAAAAGCTTTAGAAGATGCAAAAATTAATTTGGGCGCATATACTAAATCTGCTGTTCCTCGTAACTATACGAATAAAGGATTAGTTATACAAGCCATGGCTAATCGTGACTATGAGACTTTACGTGAAATCTCTAATCATTTTTATCGTGTAAGTGGCATATATCGTCGTATATGTGATTATGTCGCCACAATGTATCGTTATGATTGGTATGTTTTTCTAGAAACAATAGGAATGGATGAAAAAGATTTAGATGAATCAAAAGCAATTAAAGAATTTGTTAAACTTTTAAATTTTTTAGATAATTCACATATCAAGAAAGTTTGTAGTGATATTGCACTTTAGGTTATTAAAAATGGTTCTTTTTATGGATATTGCGTTTGTACGCCTAAGCGGTTTTATATTTAGGAATTGCCTTGTAAATATTGCCGCACTCGCTATTTTATTGGAGAAAGCCCTACTGTAGAATTTAACATGCGCTTTTTCGATGATATGTTTCCTGATACGACATATCGTATGAAAATACTAAAACTTTTCCCTAAAGATTTTCAACTGGGCTATCGTTTATATAAACAAAATAAATTAAAGCCAGATTATCCCGGCGACAATTCTGGCGCTTGGTATCTATTGGATCCAGATTGTGCTTTTAAATTTTGTTTTCATAATGACGATTTTCCACTATTTGTTAATACAATACCTGCGATTTTAGATTTAGATGCCGCTTAGGATTTAGATCGTCGCAAACAATTACAACAACTTTTAAAAATAATTGTATAGAAACTTCCACTGGATAAGAATAGTGATTTAGTATTTGATGTTGAAGAAGCCAGAGATATTCATAATAATGCAGTGGAAATGCTTTCTCGCGCAATTGGCGTTGATGTATTAACAACTTTTGCTGATATTGAATCAATTGCGCTTAATGATAAAAATACTACTACAACGCAAGATGACCTAGAAAAAGTGGAACGTACAGTTTATAATTCTTTTGGTATTTCTAAAAATATGTTTAATACTGATGGTAATCTTTCATTAGAAAAGTCAATTCTTTCTGATGAAGCAATGATTCGTGATTTACTTGTTCAATTTGAATATTTTTTCGATGCTATTACTCAAAAAGTAAAAACTACTGCAAAGAAATATAAATTTAAATTTTGTATGCTTGAAACAACTCAATACAATCATAAAGAAATGTCGAAGTTGTATAAAGAGCATGTTCAATTAGGCTTTGATAAAATTTTACCTTAGATTGCGCTTGGGCATTCATAGAGTTCTATTCTTAATAATATTTTCTTTGAAAATAAAATTTTACATTTGCAAGAGCTTATGATTCCACCTCTTATGTCTTCAACCATGAGTAGTCAAGATATTTTGGGCACACGTGGACAAAATACTTAGAAGAAAACTCAATCTTCTACAGAAGCGCAAGGATAGTAGATTACTACTTAGCAATCGGCTGGCCGTCCTGAAAAGCCAGACGATTAGAAAAGCGCAAAAACTATCGCTAATAAAGAATCAATGAGTTAAGGAGGCTTATTATGAATATTAGCTTAAAATTAAATACTCCATGTGAGTTAATTAATGTGACTCCTTATAATCCTTTGATTTCTAAATGTTAGATAAAAGTTTGTTATGTGGGAGAAAAGCCTAACCGCAATAAAAGTATAATCACAAAAGAAACTGCGAGGGAGATTGCTAACAGTCTTCCCGGCAGTCCCATTGTTGGTTATTTTAATGAATCAACATAGGATTTTGAGGAACATAATCGTTCTATTGAAATTAAGGGCGGTAAGATGCATTTTAAAGACACTACAAGGCCTTATGGCTTTGTTGATTTAAATGCAAAATGTTGGTTTCAATAGTATCAAGATGGAGATGAAGTGCATGAATATTTATGTACTGAAGGCTGGATTTGGACTGGTCAATATCCAGAAGCAAAACGCATTATTGATTAGGGAAATAATCAGTCTATGGAGCTTGACAAGGATACAATTGATGCCTACTGGTCAAAAAATGATAACGGAGAACCTCAATTTTTCATTATAAATGAGGCAATAATTTCAAAGTTATGCATTTTAGGTGCAGACTTTGAACCTTGCTTTGAAGGCGCGCAAATAACCAATGTAGAATTTTCATTAGATGATGAATTTAAAAACACATTATTCTCAATGATGAATGACTTACAAAAATTATTAAATGAAGGAGGAACGCCTGTGACTAAATATTCAGTAACAGTTGGAGATTCCGTCTGGACGGCTTTATATTCTTATATTGATACCACTTATCCCAATATTGAGACAAACGTATCTGACTATAGTATTAAAGGCGTTTATGAAGAGGATTCACAGAAGTTTACCATTCTTCAGAACAACAAAGATGGAAAGTATTATCGTTTAAATTTTTCGCTTGATGAGAATAATGAATTCTCTGCAAGCCCTGACCTTATTGAAGTAACTGATTATGCTGCTAATGAAGAATCTCAGTTTTCTGAAGATAGCATTAATGAGTTTGTAAATGAGTTTAAGAAAAAGAAGGACGATAAAGAGTCCAAGAACGAAAAAAAGTCTGAAGAAGGAAAAGAAGACCCTAATAAAAAGGGCAAAAAGGTTAAATATGATTTAAATGAAATCCAAGAATATGTGGATTTAAAAAACGAGTATGATGCATTAAAGACTAAGTATGATGAGATGGAAGTTAAATTTGCAATTCTTCAAAAATTTAAGGAAGATGCAGATCGCGAGGCAAAACGTGAAATGATTAATAGTTTCTATATGCTTTCTGATAACGATAAGGCAGATTGCCTTGCTAATATTGATACTTATTCTCTTGATGATATCGAAGCGAAATTATCTATAATTTGTGTTCGCAACAAGGTTAGCTTCGCCCGTGAGGATGAAGAGCCCGCAGCTGATGATGTAATCACATATAATTTAAATGATACTTCAGATGAGGACTCAGTTCCTGCCTGGATTAAAGCTCTCCGCTCTGTTGCAAAAGAAATCAATAATTAATAGGAGGAAATATTACATGGCAAAGACAAATTTAAGCGGCGCTAAGTATGTTCAGCATGGCTATGGTCAGGTTGAGCCTAATCATCTTTCTGCGCAGAGAACTGCTCAGATTTATGCTCAGCTTCCTGCCGCTGCAAATATTGATGTTTTACAGAATGGCCAGTTTGTAAAGTACGACTATAAAGAAGGTGTCGTAGACTTTACCGGTAAGGGTGAATGGATGCTGGTCTTTAATGAAATTAAGCTATATCGTGACCACGAGCAGTATGATGATTGGGCAATGAAGAAGGAAGATTATGTTGCTCGCGTATACTCTCCTGTTGATGGCGAAGGTCAAACCTATGCTAATTCTCGTAACTATGAGGGAGATGTAAATGCTTATGAGCATGACATTACTAGCACAACTAATCCTTTCGTTATTGAGCAGTTCAAGAAGCCCAAGATGATGCCCGAAGGAACAAAGATGGTTCCTCGTGTATTCAAGACTAACGTTGGCGATATTTTCACTACTAACCTCGTTGATGAGGAAGAGCTCGCTCTTGGTGATGAGTTATCTCCCAATGCTACTGGTATTTTATGTAAGTCTGGTGACGAGTCAATGATTTGGCAGGTTGTAAAGGTTTACACTCTTGCTGACCGTCAGAAGGCAGTTAAGATTATGCGTATTGCGTAAGAAAGGAGAGAAAGATTATGTTAGATAAGAAAGATCTTGTTTCTTTAATGAAGACTGTTGCTAAAGCTGATCCTTCTGCTCCCATTTCTTATAGCTATAATGGCGAGAATTTCAGCTATGATGCACTGAATGAAACACTCCGTCAGGAGCTCAATGAGTATGCAGGTACTTACGCTCTTTATCGTGAGAATAAGAATTTAATTTTCTCTGTAATTGAAGAGGTTCTTGATGACGTTCTTCCTAAGAAGGTCGAAGAAGCTTATCAGATGTTTGCAGAGACTAAGACCTTCAAGCAGGGTGACAAGCCTATGTTCCGTCGTAAGATTAACTCTGCACGCACTCGTGCAAAGCAGTTCATCACCCGTGTAGGTCTTGCTGGTATTTATGAAGTCTTTAAGCTCGGTGGAGAAGAAAGCTTTGAAGTACAGACCAGCGCTATTGGTGGAGCTGCACAAATTGGCTTCGAGGAGTTCCTTGATGGCCGTGCTGACTTCGCTGAAGTAACAGCTATTGTTATGGAAGGTATGGATGAGCTTGTTTACCGTGAGATTGGCGAGGCTCTTAAGGCTTCTTTACATCAGCTTCCTGCTGCCAACCGCGTTGAGTCTAATGGTTTTGATGAACCTTCCTTTGACCGTCTTCTTGTTATTGCTTCTGCCTATGGTGAGCCTACTATTTATTGCACATATGAATTTGCAGTAAAGATGATCCCACAAGAGGCTTGGAGATATACTGAAGCTATGAAGGACGAACTCTGGAAGACTGGCCGTCTTGCTAACTACAAGGGCAAGAAGGTTATCATTTTCCCACAGGGCTTTGTTGATGAAACCAATACTACCAAGGTCGTAGATCCTGGTTACTGCTGGATTATTCCAAGTGGTGCTGATAAGCCTGTCAAGATTGCTTTTGAGGGTAATACTATTGTTGATGAATATACAAATGCAGACCGCAGCCGTGAAATTCAAGTTTATAAGAAGGTTGGCGTTGTCGCAATGATGACAAATGATATTTGTTCTTACATTGACACTTCACTTAAGGGTGAAATGAACAATTGGTACCTTGATGGTGTAACTGGTTCAGTTATTACTTATGATGGACGCCTTGATGGTCACAAAGGTGGATCGAACTCGGGAAACTGATTCAGCTGAACATGTCCAAGCTAGTTACCGCGCCTAATGATGTAAATAAAGAATTATCATAGGCGAATCAGGATATGATTAGCGTTATCAAGGGCAGCGATACCGAATGGGTCGTTGTTGGTAGCTTAGAAGAATTAAAGAGTTTTGATTCTACAAATCCTGCGCAGGGTAATGGTAAGTGGGTTGGTATTGATATTGACACTGGCTTAGATACTATTGTTGGCGCAACTTGGAATGGTTATGCATTAACTTAGGATGATGTTAATGAAGCCGCTTCCGTTGGTTTAGGTGCTGGCCATATTATCTTCTGGGCTAAGGCTGAAGCTTTACCAAGAACTATTACTATTGGCGCTCCTGAGAAGGAAAATATTAGTGTAACAGTTTCGTTTAGAGACCACTAATGATTGATTAATTAATTTACTGGGGAGTTAGGATTAACTCCTAATTCCCCCTTATTTTTGAGAAAAAGGAGATTTTATTATGAGTTTAATTACAGTGAAGAATCGCAGCACAGGCACTCTTGTATATCGTATTCCAGAAGATGGAATTCGCAGAGAATTTGCACCTGGCGAGATAAAGAAGATTGATTCTAAGGAATTTGAAAAATTAGCTTATCAAACCGGTGGTCGTGATTTAATTGCAGATTATATGATTTTAGTAAGTGAAGAAGTTCTTGATGAATTAAATATTCATCGTGAACCTGAGTATTACATGAGTGAGCATAATATCATTGATTTAATGAAGAATGGCAGTCTTGACGAATTTCTTGATTGTTTAGAACATGCTCCTCGTGGTGTTATTGATTTAATTATTAAGTTTGCAGTTGAATTACCATTGGCTGATATGAATAAAGTAAGCGCACTTAAGGAAAAAACTGGATTTGATGCTCTTAAGGCTATTCAACATGTTGAAGAAGAAAAAGCTGCAACTAAAGAAACTTCTTCTACGCCTACTGCAGCTTCAAATCGCCGTGTGCCTGTTGCGCAGAATAAGTATAAAGTTGTAACCCCTAAAACTAAGACAACTAATAATTAATTGAAAAAAGGAGCGATGAATTGTATGGCAACTTCGTTTACAACAGTTTATAATCGCTTTTTGAATAAAATCACAGATGATATGTATATGGAGCTAACTCCACTTGATACGGTTAAGGATTTGCAACGACTTCTTATTGATGCGATTCCTGGATTTGAATTTCCTCGCAAAAATCTCAATAATTATACAATTGATATTGAGACCATCCGCGAGGATGAAATTACAGAAGATGATTTTGTAATTGGTATTCTTTGGGATGACCTTATTGATGGCGAAGAATAGGTTCCTTTAGCAGTTGTTGAGCATTCAACTTTTGATGACGATTTAACTTCTGAAGAAATTAATATTCTTGCTATCTTAATGATGATTGGTTGGGTGCAAAGATAGGTTACTTCTATTGAAAACACTCGAATGAAATATACAGGCGCAGATTTTAAAATGACGTCACAAGCAAATCATTTAGCAAAATTGTCAGCTCTACTGACTGAATGTCAACGTCAATCACATCACATGCAAAGACTATATAGACGCAGACGCCCTTCTACAGAAAAAGACTTAAAAGAAAAGACAACAGGGCCATTTGCATCAAACTGGGATGTTTTGAGAAAGAGCGTATTCGATGATTGACAATTTTGGTATTGATATAGCAAGTGAATCAGTAGAGCGTAACATTACACGATTAACTAATCAGATTTGGAAATTAATTCCAATGAAAGAAAATAATGAAGATTGGGAAAAACAATTAGATACAGTTAATCTTGAAATTGCGGGTTTGGGTGTAATATTTGCGGCTAAGCCTCAATTTTTAACCTTGCGCGCCAAATTAGAAGGGATTAAAACGCAACCAAATATTGAATTTGAGTTGTACAGAAAAACTATATTTGAATGTTTAACTCTTCTCACAGACGTGAGAAAAACTTTATAGTAAGAGGTACCAATATGCCTGAGAAAAAAAGATTAAGAGTCTATAATACAATGTAGTAGCTTATGGCTGGACGATTATATGGCTCTCTTGATGAAGGAGGGCTAAATCCTCCACCAGGCTCATATGATACTGAGCGCTTATCTGAGATGAATACTTAGTTTATTACTGCGGGCGGTCCCGCACAATAGAGTCGTATGATTAGGGATAAGCGCAAAAGTTTAAATCGGGCGCTTTTGTATTCTTATTAGAGTGCTTTTATTAAGAAGGTTCCACAAGAAGGGGAAGAGCCCGATGACAGTGTGCCAGAAGTGGCACGCGCTCTGATTAATCCTAATAAATTAAAAATGGATTATGATGATAAAATATTATCTGTGGGGTTTGAATATAATTTCAAACAAGGCGATATTTTTGAATGGTTAAATACAGCATCTTATTGGATTGTAAGATTGCAAGATTTAGATGAATTGGCTTATTTTCGTGGTGAAATTAGACGATGTGATTATCAAATTGCATGGGAAGATGAATCCGGTAAGCAGCATAAAACGTATGCCGCAATACGCGGTCCAGCAGAAACAAAAATTAACCATACCCAAAAGCATCAAATCAGCATTGATAATCCAAATTACACTCTAAACATTTACCTTCCAAAGAATAAAGCCACATTAGAATATTTTAGACGATATGCCAAATTTTATTTGTAGGAAATAGAAGATGGTGAGGAAAATATTTGTTGGCGTGTTTAGGCAGTAGATACTATTTCAACTCCTGGTATAATAGAAATAACAGCGATGGAGTATTATTCGAATACCGTCGAAGATGATTTAGAGAATAAAGTAGCCGGTGCATTGGTTATAAAACCAATCGAAGTTGAAGAACAACATAAAGATGATGAAATTTAGGGTGATATATTTATTAAACCTAAAACTATCATGGAATATGTGTATACTGGTAATGCAACTGCTGATTGGACATATGATATTAAATTACCTTTAGCCACTAAGATTGAAGGTAAAAAAATTAAGTTAAAATGGCTATCTAATTATAGCGGCCAATTTGATTTATATTATGGCGATTGTAAAAAAACAATTGTTATTGAGTCATTGTTTTGAGAGTTAAAGGAGATAAAGGATATGAAAATTGTAAATTATGAATAGCCGAAATCTAGTTTTTTATCTATTGATAAAGATATGAATTAGATTACGAATAGAATACTGGATAATGATAGACTTTGTAAAATGCTTTATTATTCTTCCCCTGATGCATTAAGACGTGAGCCCCTAACTTTGGAATAGAAGCAATCTATGTTTGGAAAGAACATTAAAATTGTACCTAAATTAACTGTAGATAATGAAGTTCTTCAGTACTTAGTAATTGGATTTAGTAATTTTATTACTAATCCTACCAATCCTTAGTTTAGAGACCACACAATTGAGTTTGATATTGTGTGCCATTTTGATCAATGGACACTCGGTGATTTTGCGCTTAGGCCTTATAAAATTGCCGCTGAACTTGATACAATGTTTAATAATCGTAAGTTTGCCGGAATCGGCTTATTGGAATTCGTGGGGGCGACTCCAATAATGTTAACTGATGAATTTGGTGGACTTTGTCTAATGTATAGGACAGTTAATGGTGAAGATGATAAAAAACATGCTCCAGTAGACCAAGCTGATATTGTCGAAAATTTCAATAAAATCTTTAACGAGCCGAAAGATGAGTCGATCATTGAATAATGCATGATTTGCGTTTAGCCCTTATGTGCGGTACTGATATCCCTATACCGGAATGCGCCTTGACCGCACATCAACCTAAGTTGTCAGAAATAGCCTTCATTGGGGAAACCGATTATTTTATCGGCATGCAATGTTTGTGCATAGATAAAAGCATGCTCGGTGATTTTAGCGAAGATTAGGGACAAATTAATAATTTTACTGTTTTTATGACTATGTTAGCGCAACCTGAAATGAAAGACAAAAAGAAAGCGGTAATTGATACTTTAGACTTAATATTTGGTAATTAGAAAGTGGCTTTCACCCCACATTCTTTAATATTTACTGCCAATGGGCAGAATCCTTGTACGGTTGACGAGACCAATTTTGAGCCTTTTTAGAATACGTTACGTGAAATTTTTTGTGCAAAGAATGGGCCAATGGATTAGCAAGCTTTTAATCCAAAAGATGCAAAAGCTAAAGAAATAGCTGATAAGTTAATGCGTGGTCGTTAGAGAGTTGCAGCATAGCAAAGCGCAAATGAAGGTGGTAGCGCATTTGCGCGATATATTTCCATTTTAACTATTGGAACAAATACTATGAATATTCAAGATGTCAGTAACTTAACTATGTTTTAGTTATATGATTTAATTGAGCGTTATTTCTTACATCTTAATTGGGATATGGATATTCGCACTCGTCTTGCAGGCGGTGATCCGAAATCTCAACCCGAAGATTGGATGAAGAATTTACATTAAATAAAAATGATATTTTATAAGGAGGAAGAGTAGTATATGCCAATACTACCGGAACACAAGGAGATTCTATTGTCAGAGAGCAATAGTAAAACCTTGCCTGAATGGTATGAATTTTTTGATTCTCAATATACAAAGAGTCAAATATATTCATTTTGTCATAGAAATGGTTTATCTGTAAAAAGAATGCCCAAGGGAAAAAAGTCTTTAATTCAATCATAGAATGCTAGAAAATATAATATTAATCAAGATTATTTTAAAAAATGGTCTAATAATATGGCTTATATTTTGGGATTATGGTTTGCAGATGGCTGCATTTATGGCGGAAAAATGTTTGATATTACTTTACATAAAAAAGATAAATATATTCTTAAAAAAATTGCTGAAGAATTAGAATACGAAGGATCTATATATGATTATGTAGATAGATAGGCAGTAAGAATTAATTTTAGTTGTAAAGTAATTTATAATGATATAGTTGCTCTAGGCGGAAAAGAATAGAAAAGTTTAGATATAAAATTTCCTTTAATTCCAAAAGAGTATCTACCTGATTTTATTAGAGGATATTTTGATGGGGACGGTTGTATAATGAATTTAAAAAATAATCGCCTTAATGCCGCTTTTGCTTGCGGAAGCAAGCAGTTTCTTGTTGATCTTTTGAAAATACTAAAAACTGAGGCTGGAATTGAAGGTGGTAGTTTTGACGACTCTTGCTGTTCATTAAAATTTGGAAAGAAAGATACTATTCGCTTAGGAAATTATATGTATAAAAATAATCCAAAAATATTTTTATTAAGAAAACGACAAAAATTCTTTTAAGGAGGAAATTATATTATGAAATTTGGCGTGAATTGCTTGCGCTAATATACCCTATCCAATTTATCATTGGGGTCCGATAAAAAACGGGCTAACGGGGAACTAAAAAAGAATCCCGTGGCATTTCCGCAAGGAAGCGCTGTAGAGACTAAAATTCTTAATCGAATTTGTAAGTTAATTATTGATACATTAACTGAAAAGGGTATATCAATGTCTAGAACATTGATAAGATATAGTCCATAATTTAAAAAATTATGACGCGAAATTTGCGATGTTGTCTTAAAGGCTAAGGCAACTCAGAAAGTCGGTAACAAGGTTTTCTACAAGAATGAACCTGTTATTTATTTTGACACTTTAAAGACCTCCAGCCTGGAAGGTGCGGCAACCACTGTTTATGCACAGGGTGGTCGTGGTAATAGCCGTCTTGTAGCTTGGGAAGGTGAGCGTACTGTTACCTTCACAATGGAAGATGCTCTTATTTCTCCTGCTGGTTTCATGATTCTTTCTGGCGCTGGTCTGATTGAAGGAACAGAAGCTGATCCTATTCCTGTTCATACAATTGAAACAACTGATCAGTTCAAGTACACAGATGACAATACTGCGGTTGAAATTTATGTTAAGGAAAAGCCATATGTTGCTACAGTGACTACTGGTGAAAACGATGGCGCTGTAACTGCTGTTGGTAAGGAAGATTTCGTCTATGTTATGACCATGGTTAATGGTGAAATTGTTAGTGAGCCATTTGTGCCAGCTCGTAATTGGATGCCTGCGGCAACCGCAGAGACAACTGGTACATATAAAGGCTTATGGAAGATTACTATTCCTGTTAATGGCGTTACTGAAGCTACCGGTAATGGTGTAACTACACCTCCTCAGGGCCTTGATACACTGAACAGTGATAAGCCAAAGAATCAGCTTGGTTACTTTGATGGCATCGATGCTGTAGTAGTTGACTATTATACCGCTAAAGGTAAGGGTGCAATGCAGATTGATATTACTCCCGATAAGTTCGGTGGTAACTATTATCTTGAAGCTTCCACATTGTTCCGTAATACTGATGGTGTTGATCTTCCCGCGGAATTTATTATTCCTAACTGCAAGATCCAATCTAACTTTACTTTCACTATGGCTTCTTCTGGCGATCCAAGTACCTTTACATTTACAATTGATGCTTTCCCTGACTACACTCGTTTCAACAAGACTAAGAAAGTTCTTGCTGCTATTCAGATTATTGACGTAGCATCTGGTGCTGGCTTAGAGAATCGTGTACGTTCTACTCCTGATGAGCTTACAGCTAATGCTGAGCCTTATCGCGAGAAGACCAATACTGGTTGGCAGCCAATTGAATAATTAATATGATTATTCATACTCATAGAAATAATACTGTGAAGGTTGCGCCTAAGGCAGACAAAAAGTTCATTGAGCCTGCGCCTGTCGCATCTGCTCTTTCACAGGAATTACCTCAAAAGGAAAAAGCATCAAAGAAGATTAGAAAATGTCATAATGATATTATCATTACTGACCCAGTACCTCCTATTGAGTTACCTCAGGAGGCTCCCATTGATGTCCCCGTAGAGGACAATATAAATGAATAATCCGCTTTAAGCGCAAAATTGGGGACAGAGTTTTATGCTCTGTCCCTTTTTTTAGTTTGAAGAGAAAGGAGAAAAGATATGGAAAATTCTATTATGTTACAAGCAAAATAGGTAATTAATTCAAGTGGACGTGGTGATATATCTTAGTTTCAAACAATTATTTAGCATAATTATAATTTAGCAATTGCCCATTATGATATGTATGTGTAGCAGATAATACAATCAAATTGGTCAAAAAGTATACAAATTGATAACAATATATTAAATCAATTAGTTAATGCATTATCGGTTGTATCAAAACAATGGATACAAGATTCTTTAATTTTAGAACAAAATGCTTATTAGTCGTCATGGACAACAATGGTTACAGTAATTGAATCTTTAAATCTTGAAACAACGCCTGAAATGCTTATTGCTTTATCTTCCAAAGCTAAGTGGTCAACTTAGAAAGGTATAGTTTTTGAGGAATATGTAAAATAGCGTCTACCGCATATTATGCAATTTATTGAGTTAAATACAAAAAATAAATTAAATCAAACTGTTGATGATAATATAAAAATTTTATTGTAGCCATTGATTACAGATATTTTTCATACTGGTAATTAGAGTTCTTAGTCATTTTTGCGTCGAGGTAATCCTTATATACGAGCTGATTTAGCTAATATAAAAAATTTTGAAAATAGTGAATTAAGGCTAGAATTTAATTTAAGTTCATTTGACAATATTCCCACACTTGAAAATGAATTATTCCAATAGGATAATTTAGCGAATTTAATTGATATGAGTGGATTTGGTTATTCTCTTAAGTCTTTCCCTTATGGTGCAGGATTTATTTAGGATTAGCATATGATGCAAGTTAGCGGTTTGTAGGCAGATTTAAACAATATGTTTAGTTCATCAGCAAATAAAACTTGGAATATTAATTATGCTTATTATGCAATGTTAGCTCGAATTTCTGAGTTACTTTTAAATTTATTTGGACCAATTAATATAGGTTTCTTCTTTTCTGATTCATTCCAATGGACATCGACTGTTTTATCACAGAATGTTGCATTAATGCATATATATGGTAAATTAGGCAAAAATGGTATGAAATCACAAGAAATACGTAAACCACATATTTACTCATCTGATTTATATCTTTCATCAGCAATTATACATTAGCAAATTAAGAATTTATAGATTAAATGGAGACAAGTTAGTACACATTCTAAACAATTATATTATCAATTAAAAGGCAAAATATTCTAACTTGACAATCTTAAAAAATTTCAGTATAATTATTTTGTGAGTAGTCAAGTTTAAAATAAAACAAAACAAATTAAATAAAAACGCTTAGGCGCAGAAAAGGAGAAAAAGGTTATGGTAAAAGTTAGTTTAACAAAACTTAATAAAATAAAGTCTTTAGATCCAATAGACATTAAAATTGGTGAAGAGACTATTTCAGTTGTTCAATATCTTCCTTTAGAAAAGAAGTTAACAATTATGCAAAATATTATTGAACAAGCTGGTAATAATGAAGAAGGTTTCTATAATATTGTAAAATTAACAGTTTTTTACACAATTGAGATGCTCCGTGCATATACTAATATTTCATTTACTGAAAAACAATTAGAAGAGCCTCAAAAGCTTTATGATATTATAGTTTTAAATAATATTTGGGAAACTGTTAAAGATAGCATTCCTGAAAAAGAAAGAGATTATATTTGGGATAATACTTGCGCTTTGGCTCGTGAAATTACTGAATATAATCATTCTGCTCTTGGAATATTAAAATTAATGTCAGATGATTATGAGAATTTAAATTTCGATGTCCAAGAAATAACGGAAAAATTAAGTGATCGGACTAATTTAGATTTAGTGAGAAATTTATTAACTAAATTGGTCTAATATAGTTAATTTATATGTTTAATTTTTATAATTTTTATAGGTAGAGGAATCTTTCTCTACCTATTTTTATATACTGAGAGAGAAAGGAGTAATTAAAATATGGCTGATAAACAACTAAATATGATATTAAAATTTTAGGCTGATACTAATTAGGCTAAAAAAGAAATTGTTGATTTAGCAAATACTTTGCGCACAGTTGCAAGCATGCAAGTTGTTGATAATAATACTATTGACTTAAATGCATTACAACAAGGTCGATAGGCTGCGTCTGAATTATTAAGACATTTACAGAAAGCGGTTAATATTGATACAGGTAAGTTAAATTTAGCTACTTTTTCTTCTTCTTTAAAGACTAGTGGAAAAACTTTAAAAGATTATAAAAATGAATTAGAAGCTTGTGGCCCAGCAGGACAAGAAGCTTTTTAGAAAGTGGCTATCAGTATTGCAACTGCTGAAAATCCTGTAAGACGTTTAAATAAAACTATGCAAGGGTTTTTGACGACTTTAAAAAATACTGCTAAATGGCAATTATCTTCTACTATGGTTCATGGCTTTATTGGAGCATTGTAGTCAGCATATGGGTATGCTCAAAATTTAAATAAATCTTTAACAAATATTTAGATTGTAACTGGCTAGAGCGCAGAATAGATGGAATAGTTTGCCATACGTGCCAATAAAGCGGCTAAAGCATTAAGCGCAAGTACATTAGCTTATACTGATGCGGCATTAATTTATTATCAATAGGGTTTAGATGATTCTGCTGTTGAAGAACGTACTAATACTACTATAAAAATGATGAATGTTACAGGGCAAAGTGCTGAAGAAGTTTCTTCTTATATGACAGCCATTTGGAATAATTTTGACAATGGAACCAATTCATTAGAGTATTATGCTGATGCTATTACAGCATTAGGCGCAGCTACTGCATCAAGCTCAGAAGAAATTGCAGATGGATTACAAAAGTTTGCAGCTGTTGCTGACACTGTTGGTTTATCATATGAATATGCAACCTCCGCGTTGGCTACTGTAGTAGCAGAAACTCGTCAAAGTGCCGATGTTATTGGTACATCTTTTAAAACTATTTTTGCTCGAATGCAAGGCTTGTCTTTAGGAGAAACATTAGATGATGGGGTTGATTTAAATAAATATTCCATTGCTTTACAAAAAATTGGTGTTAACGTATTAGACGCTAATGGTAATTTACGTTAGATGGATGATATTTTAGATGATTTAGGTGCGCGCTGGGAATCGCTAACAGAAGCATAGCGTGTTGCTACAGCTGAAACTGTCGGTGGTACGCGTCAGTATACAAATTTTATGGCTTTAATGGATAATTGGAGCGAAGTTCAAAAAAATATCACAATTGCAGCCAATTCAGAAGGTACGTTACAAGAATAGGCCGATATATATGCACAGTCTTGGGAAGGAGCGAAAAAACGATTATAGGCATCTTTACAAGGCATTTATCATGATATTATTGATGATAAAACTTTTATCTCTATGACAGACAATATTAGTAAAGTTGTTGATGGTGTTAATGGATTAATTAAAGGTTTAGGTGGAATTAGGGGTATTTTATTAACTGTTGCCAATATTTTTGCAATACATTATGCAAAAGAAATGCCTAGATTTTTAGAACGTATAAAAGAGAATTTGTTTATTATAACTGGATATGCAAATAAAGTCGGCGCAGAAATGCAGGCATAGGCGATTGAAAGTATACGTGAGGAAAAAAAATATAATGAAAAGCAATATGACGACCCAGATAGCGCGACAGCTCAAGAGACTGCGCGTTTAGAAACTCAAGAATAGATTTCATAGAGATAGTATGAATTAAATAAAAACCGTGCGTTCTATAGTCAAGAGGAAATTAGTTATGCTGAAGAGGAAATTGAAAAATTAAAAAATAAAGGCAAAGTAATAGAAGATTTAGGGCGCAAATATGATGAAGTGAAAGCAAAAGCTCAAGAAAAATTTAATGTTATATACGACAATGCTCCAAAAAAAGGCGATTTTCATCCAACTCAAAAGGACGTTGACAATGTATCAAAATGGGCTGAAAAACTGGGTGCGCTCAAAGGGGCACAAGCTCCTTTAAAAGGGATAAAAGATAATTTGAAGACGATTGACATTCACACTGAAAATGGAGCTAAATAGCTGTCGACTTATGGCGCACGTTTATTAGGATTTTCTAAAAATACTTCATCATTAAAAAAATACCGAGCAGAATTAGAAGACTTAAATGAAAAATATAAAGCGGGACGTATTGAAACTGACGACTATAAACAATCGTTAGAAACAATTGCTTTAAAGATGTCTAAAACTGCCAATAATACTAAGACTTTAGAAAATAATCTGAATGAGACTATAAGCGCCAGTGGGGAAAATGCTGATGCTATGGAAGACTTATCGCAACAATACCAAGAGGTTGGTAGAACAGCAGTGTAGAGTCGCTCAAATTTGGAGGAATTTCGTAACGCAGCTGAGAAACTACCCCCACCTATTATAAGTACATCCACTGCTTTAACGCAAATAACAGGCGCTTTCATGTCATTTACAGCAATTTTAAATGGTGTATAGCGCTTAAAAGATGTATTTGCCGATGAGGATGCTAGCGCAATTGAAAAAATTGGAGCGGTAATTGGTGTTCTAACAAGTATTGTTACAAGCTACATAGCTATTTAGAAGATGGCGACAGCTGTTATGGAGGCAGATACTAAATCTGAAAAAACTTCTTTAATCGTAAAAAAAGTTCGTAATCTAATTGAAGGTACACGAGCAAGACTAACTAAAAATTCTGCTAAAGCTTCTTTAGAAAAAGCTGGTGCAACAGTTACTGAAGGAGTTGCAGAAAAAGATACTACTGCTAGTACAATTGCACATGGCAAAGCTAATATTTTCTTACACGGCACTTTACTTCCTGTATTAGTTATCACGTTGGCACTAGTAGCAGCTTTCGGGATATTGTATGGTGCAGTAGCTCTTATTTCATAGGCCATTAAATCGTTAAGCGATGATTATAATGCTGATGCAAATGCGGCTAAAGAAGCAAAAGAAGCTGCTTCTCAAATGGCAGAACAGGCTACTGCAGCTCGTGAAGAAGTAGACAAATTGCGTGAAGCATTTGAAAAATATGACACTGCTGTCGAGAAATTGAGGCAATGTAAAAAAGGCACACAAGAATGGCGAGATGCATTAAAAGAAGTTAATACTGTAGTTGCTAACTTGATACGTGAGTTTCCAAATTTAGCAGGTTCCTTAGAAATTTCAAGAGATCAATCTGGTCAAATAGTTATTGAGAATGCCGAAGAGGTAATGCAAGAGGCTGAATAGCGTGCATCCAATTTAGAAATGGTTTCAATAGCCATGAATGCTCGTGCTAGCGACAAACAATCAATAGCTGATAAAACTGCGCTACAACGTCAAGGGGCATATTATTACACTTCTTAGGTATTACATAAAGTAAGTCATCCAACTGCCAATGAGCCAATAGATAATTACTCAAAAGTTTTGGCGACTGCTCAAGAATATCGAAATATTTTAGAAGATGTTGGCCAATATGCTGATAAAACTGATGATGAATTAAAACATTTATAGCAAAAATTGGGAATGACTGATGAATATTTTGAGAGTTTCAAGAAGAATTTAAAAAAGTTAGGTGAATCAACTAATCAAGCCGCGCGTGAAATAGATAATGCTGCCAAGATAATTGCAAATCAAGTTTTAGGTGATAAGTTTGCCAATTTAGACGAAGATCCAGAAATAGCTGGTAAAGTGTCTGAAGCTATTGAGATTCTGACCGCAGAAGCATAGCAAAAAAAAGCTAAAGAAATTGAAGATGACATTATTGCTGAAGATAAGGAAAACAATACGAAAGGGAATGATACTACTCCCACTTCTGAGGATATTTGGGCACGCTATTTAAAAGCATCGGGAAAGACTGAACAAGAATGGCAAGCTGATGCAAATTAGATAAGACATACTGCCGATTATCGAACTTATGCTTATCGTGAGGATGACGAATTAAAAGAAGTTTCCATTAAAACAATGGCGGCTGTAATTGCTGCTTATGAATCACTTGGAGACATGGAAGAGAGCGCTAAAGGATTTGCTGAGATATTTAGCAATATGAATAGTGAAGCTAAATTGTTTGCTGCTAATATAATTAATTCAAAAGATGAAAATGATGAGTATGATACCGATTTAGCTGTTGGCGGTTTAAATGCACAAAAAATAGAGGATTTAACTAATATAAATGTGGCAACAAAAGATGGCATAAATTAGATGGCTCAAATGCTTGGCATGTCTAGAGACCAATTTGACACGCTTGTAAAAAATATTGGTTTCGAAAGTTCGGAGAAGTTAGCTAACTCTATTCGGGAGAGTGCCGCAAACGCTCGAAAAGAGATTGAAGCTATTTTTACTTCTCAGCCTAGCAATGTAATGCAATAGATTTACAATGACATTGCCCAGAATAGTAACTCTATTTTTAATACAATTTCTACAGACGCACTTAAAAATTATGGGGATATGCTATCTAAAATTTTGCAAGCTGGTGGCGAAAATGTAGTTATGGCGTTTAATAGTGACTTAGAAAAGCTTTTAACTGCAAATGCTAATTCAGCTGATAAAATTATGGAAATAGCATAGAATATTGATTGGACTTCTGCGAATGGTTTAGATGAATTTAATAAACAGTTAGAGGCTGCTGGTATTGAAATTGATAAAAATAGCGCAGAATGGCAAGCTTTTGTTTCCTCTTTAGAGCGTATTCCCATTAAATTATAGCCAACAGATGTAACAAAAATTCGAAAGACATTTTTAGAATTGTCAGAATTAGCATCAAAAATTAAAATTGGTTCCATTATTTCAGATGATGAATATGAAAAATTAATTGCTGCCAATGGAGCTTTAAAATCTATGTTTGTACAAACTGCAAATGGATATGCTTATATTGGTTCGCAAGATTTATCTACAACAGTTAAAGAAAATTATCAAAATGATATTCGAAAAGATTTAAACAATAGCTTAATTGCACAAAAAGGCCTTAAAGAAATATCTGATTGGAAATATACAGAAAGCTCTAATCAAGTTTACGACAAAAAAAATGTTGATGGAAGTGTAACTGTTGATTATGAGAAATTAGCTAATGCAGTTAAAGAAGGAAGCGCCCCAGAATGGGCGACTGGCCTCTTTTTAGAAAATCTTGCAAATGACTCTGAAGCTGACGCAATTGCTGCCGTTGCAGGTACTTCAGCAGCGCGCCTATCTGAATTGGCTGCAATTGATATTGATAGTTTAACAGAAGAATAGAAAAAAGCGTATTATGATGAGGTAGGCAATGTCTATCAAGCAATTGCTGATAATGAAAGTCAATTAGAACAATATCAAGGAAACGTTACACAAGATTTAATATAGTTAGGCTCTTCATATGACTCTTACGCTGAAGGTTTAGCTGCTATTCGTTCATATGCCGGTGAAGAATTTGTTTCTGATGAACAAATCCAAGAAGCAATTGTAGGTATGACTAATGCTGCAGTTATGGGAGTGCAATCTTTAGATAAATTAGATACGATTTTGAATGAAATTGCATAGGCAGAATAGAATGTCGATTATAATACTATTGCAGCAGCATTAATGAATCTAGCTTCTCAATATGAAAATTGTACTGCTGAAGTTGAAAAATATCAAACAGCGATGCGTTCTGGTAATACAGAAGCGCTTAAAGTAGCAGAAGATTAGTTACGAGCTTCAATTTTATTAGGTGAAGCTGCGGAAAAATATGGTTTAGATGCAAATGTTTTAGAGTCATAGGCACGTTCTATCCAAGCTTTAAATAATGATATGGAATTGAATGCAGAGACGGCTGCACAAATGGCTATTGCTAATCAGCGTATGAATAAGGGTATTGATACTTTAAGCGATAATTTTGAAGATTGGACTAAAAAACTTAAAACAGCCACTCGTGGTAGCATGGACTATGCAGAAGTTGCTGCTGAGGTTGAAGGAGCCTTAAAAGATTTATTAGGTTTAAGTGATAATTTTGAATTACCAGAAGGGTTTTTAGACTCTAAAGAAAATTTAAAATTATTAGAAGAAGCTGCTAATGGCAGTTAGTTAGCTATTAATAAATTAGGCATTCAAATGGTTAAAGGCGCTATGGATATTACTTCTTGGGACTAGGCTTTAATTGATGCCTATAATGCCACAGCTGCGACTGATAAAACAATGTCTGAATTTACAATGGATATGCAAACTGCATTTGATACAGCAAATGCTGGTATGCAAGCGATTTAGGATAACATAGTTGCTTTAACAAATGGTTCTATGACTTTAAGTCAAGCATTAGATGGTGTTGATTTAAATGAAGAAGATTGGATTAAATCTCTTAATGAAATGGCTGTTGCTACTGGCATGTCTGTTGAAGAGATGCGTTCAATGCTTAATTCTATGGGTGTACGTGCTAATGTCGAAGTGGATTACGTTGAATAGAGAACAAAAGTGCCTACATATACCGAAGTAGTTGAGCCTGGTGAAGAAGTCACATATTATGATAGTGAAGGTTAGCCATAGACTCGTCGAGGCTGGAAACATTATACTGTTCCAGGAGACCCAATAGAAGTAGAAGGTTCAGTACCAGTACCGCATATTTCCATTAATGATGATGATTTAGCGGCTCATACAATTAGCGAAAAAACTATTTCATTTAGTGGCGTTGGCGGTGGTAAAACTGGTGGTGGCATTAGTCATAGTAAGACAACTAATGGTAAAAAATCTGGTTCGAGTAGCTCTAAAGAAAAGAAAGATAAAAAATCAGTTGAAAAGGAAACAGAACGTTATCATGAAATAACGGCTTTAATCGAAGATTATACTCGTGAATTAGATAAAGCTGGTAAGGCTAAAGATCGTGCATTTGGTCCTAAAAAATTAAAAGCAATGCAAGCAGAAATTGCGGCTTAGGCTCAACTTAATGCAGCAACAGAGGAGCATATACGAGAAATCCGTGAATGGCTTGAAATTGACAAGGCTCGTATTGCTGCACAAGGTGCAACATTTGATGAGTATGGTAATATATCTAATTATACTGATTTAATGCAACAGCATATAGATGCTTATAACGCAGCTGTAGCTGCGTATAATGCAAGTGGACAAAGTGATTCTGACAAAGAAGCTATGGAAGCTGCTGATAAAGCATATCAAGATTTCATGGATTAGCTTTCTCAATATGAAGAAACAAATAATTTACTCCAAGAGAAATTGGATGAATTAATTGAAGCGCAATAGGCTAAATATGATAAAGAATTCGAAATGTTGCAATATACAATTGAATTTAAAATTGAAGCAGACGATTCAATTTTATCATATTTAGATTATATGAAGAATAAAATTGAAAACTTTAATGATGGAGTGCATGATGCAGTAGAAATGCTTGCTACATTAAATGATGAAGCCTCTACATTAATGAATAAAAGTTCGATATATAATCGTGCGATTGATGATACTTTAAGTCATTATTTAAGCAATAAGGGCATGGAAGAAAGCGATATTTAGGCACTTGTTGATCGTTTTAAATCTAATAATATGTCAGAATCAGACATGTCCATGCTTGAAGATATGACCGAAGCTGAATATCAATATTTACTTGAATTAAAAGATAATTTACTTGAAATCAATAATAGTTTAATTGAAAATATGAGTGCGGTTGTTGAAACTATACGGAATAATTTTAGTAAAATTGCAGAAGATTTAGATAAAGCAACTCGACCTATTGAACGCGCAGCTAGTGCTTTAGAAAATTATGTGGCTATTATTGATATTATAGGACGTGATGCGCTCGGTGTTACTGATGCAATTACGACTGAGCTCGACAATGCGGCAATAGCAGTTGCGCATAGTGCGACCATAGCAGCTAAAGCTAAAGTAGATACGTTACAAAATGAACGCGATGAAGTCCAACGTCTTTATGATGAAGCCATGGCGCAAGGTCTTACTGAAATGGCATATAAGTGGAAAATTGTTTTAGAAGAAATGGATGAAGAAATTGCTGCAGCAACTGATGATTTTAATTCAAAATGGTAGGAAGAACTTACAAAAGCTCGAGAAGCATTTGAAAATACTGTTGAACGTATTAAACAGAGCATGCTTGATGCATTTGCCGGCTTTATTGGCTCTTGGTCGGTACTTAAAGATAGTTTAGAATATGCGAAAACTGTCGCTGATAGATTTGTGCCTCAATACAAAGAAATTTATGAATTAAGTAAATTAAATCGTGATATCATGAAGTCAATTGATAATACTTCTAATATTAAAAATAAATAGGCACTTCGTGATCTGCAGAAAGAAATTAATGAACTTGAGTAGCATAGCGGAGAAATTAGCCAATATGATTTAGATAATGCTCGTCGTCGTTATGAATTAGAACTGGCAAGGCTACAACTTGAAGAAGCACGAGATGCAAAATCAACTGTTCGCTTAAGTAAAGATTCTGAAGGCAATTGGTCTTATGTATATACCGCAAATCAAGATGAAGTAGAAAAAGCGGAGCAGAATTATGAAGATAAACTTTATGCAATGCAATAGGCTAATAGTGAATATATTAATAGTTTGTCTGATTAGATTCTTGCGCTTGAAGAGCAATATGCTGAAAAACTTGCAGAAATTCGTCTTGATAATACTATGAGTGAAGAAGAGCGTAATGCTGCCATTGAACGCTTAAACGCTTACTTTGCTGAATAGATGGAGTATCTTACTAATGAAGGTTAGAAGGTTGTAGATAATAATGCTCGTTTATTTGAAGAAGAATGGACAACTTATCATAATTGGACTGATGCTTTTGGTAATGATGTATAGGCTCGCATTAATAATCAACATGATTTCATGACTCAATTTGGTGATACTATACTTGGTACTTATACTGGTTATGGTAACTTTGATGAATTAAATGCGGCTATGGTACAAATTGCCGAAGAAGCTTCTGTGAAAATGGAAGAAGCATATGGCGCACTTCAAGCACAAGTTGCTACTGCTATGGAAGCTGCTGGTATTGATGTTGCTCATTTTGGTGAAGTGGTACATGATACTGTTAATGAACAAATTGTACCATCTGCACAAGCTGCTGAAGATGCAGTTGTAAAAATGGGAAAAGTCGCAGTTGATGAATTTAACAACTTAGCTGATGGTGTTTCAGCATGGCAAATTAAATATACCACAGAAATGCAAAAAATTATTCAGAAAAATGAACAGTTAGCAGCTTCTGTTAACAATTTAGCCGCTGTTTATGCGAATTTGATTGCATAGATGTACGTCGTAGCTAATGCGCCAGTGCCAAAATTTAATAACGGTGCTGCTGACTAGTATGCAAATACTGGTGCGGGTGGCCAAAGTGCAAGTGGCGGCGATCCCAATTCTAATGACCCAAATAACCCAGGAGATAATGAAATATACGCAGATAGTGCGCATTGGAAATCAGATCATCATTATCATTGGAGAGTTCGCACATATAAATCTGGACGAACTGAAAAAATAGATAAAGGTCGCCATAAATGGTATCTTTGCGATCCTATTGTAATTGATAGTCATCATCATTCTCCAATAACTTTTGAATCTGCTTATTGTGCTGTTTGTGGCAAAAAAATTTCTATTAATCCATGGCAACAGTATGCATCGGTAGAAGGTCAAGAAGTTATAATTCCTGGGTATGATACTGGTGGTTATACTGGCAATTGGAATAGTTCGCAAGGCAAATTGGCGATGCTTCATGAAAAAGAACTTGTACTTAATAAGGAAGATACGAAAAATATTTTGGGTACTGTGGAACTAGTTCGTAAATTATCGCAAAAAATTGATTTAAATGCTCAAACTGCACGTTACGCATTTAATTATCATCCAATAATTAATAATCCGAAGTTAACAGATCGAGAATTACAAGTTAATTAGACAGTATCAATTACTGCGGAATTTCCGAATGCGCAAAATCGCACAGAAATTGAAGAAGCATTTACCACTCTTATTAACCAGGCTTCTTAGTTCGCTAATCAAAAGAATTAATATAAATAGGGGAAGGATTTATTCCTTCCCTTTTATTTTTTTAATTGGACAAAATGCAACAATATCATTATTTTAGTTTTTAAATATAATGAATATAGAGAGAAAGGAGCGTAGTTATGGCAAATAATATGTTGATTAATGACAAAATAGATTACAATAAAATATTTTGTAATGCAGTTGATACTATTGTCTCAAAACGATTAGAAAATATATCCTTTGATAATACCGTAACGGCAGAAATTATTGATGCTACAGACGCAGAATTTGGTCATTATATAGTGCGTGAGAAAGATTTAACATATGATGTTATGTCAGAAAATTATAATTATAAAGTTGGTGATAAAGTATATGTAACTATTCCCGGCGGAGATTATAATAAAACAAAAGTGATTTTAAGCGCTTATAAAGATAAAGAACAATTGGCAGCATTGCATTTAGTGCGTCCAAAGGATATTACTATTTCATAGACTATTGGATTAAATACAAATATTCCTTATGATAATTTAGCATTATTTTAGAATTCTGTGCAAGAGCATCGAGTTAATATTTATGGGTCGTCTGATAATACCAATTTAGAATTATCTACATATCAAACGGATAGAACACGTTTATCAGAATTGTTTACATTTTGTGATAGTTTAATTTTTAATATAGATATTAAATGTAATTTAAGGTCATCTTACCCATATGTTTACAAAGGAGCTTATAAAATTGAATTAGTACGTATTTTAAATGATACTGAATTAGTATTAGGTACGCTCGATATGAATGCACTGGTGGGTGATCCATATGGCTATTATTCTTATTTACCGCAATCTATTGTTATTAATTTAGATGCATTGCGTGAAGAGAAAAATGATTTATTCCCAGAATCTGCCATTTTGCAATTAAAAACATCATTAGTAACACCTTTTGAATATCGCACAGAAACAGGAGAGACATTGTTAATTCCAAGTGCTGCTTCTGCATATACACCTACATTAACTTATTAGATACCAGAATTAGTGGGTTTAAAACAATTTTTAACTACTGAAAAAATAACTATTTTACCTCCTTTGGTAGAATTTAAAAATTGTTCACTAGAAATTGGATTTAATACTACACATAAAAATCATACGTTTAATTTATATTAGCCTTTATAGAATTCTGAAATGGTTGTCCCAATTTGGGTTAATTATGATGAAGATACGAATACAAATATTGATTTTACTGATAGAAACAAACGCACATCATTATCATTAGAAGAATTTCGTTCTTCAGAAGAAAATCAATGGTTAATAGATGATGAATTAGCTACATGGCTAAATGCTATGATGAATAATACAAATAAGACCAATCCAGAAGCTATGTATGATGAAATAAAATATTCTAAAATTGTTAATTATTTAAAACGTTGTAATATTAATCGTGCAACTGCTTTGTAGGAGTTTGGATTAGAAATTGCTCATTTGGCTCCTGAACAGAAAACAGAATTAATGCAAATGGTTAATACAAAAGAATTTTTAAGTGCTTATTCAGATATGCTTGATTTAAGCGCATTAATTGAAACAGATTGGCAAGAATTAATTGCCGCAACTAAAAAGGCAAATTAGTTGTTGTTGCGTCAGTATTTACCTAATGCGCAGGATAACTTACTTGTAGTTGATAATTCAGTTTCACTACTAGATAGTGATTGTGAATTATTAGTTATTCCTACTGATTTTACAGATACTTATGCAACATTAAAAATTGCTTTAAAACGACGTGGGCCATTATATAATGGTAGTAATTATTTACATTTAGTATTAGCATTTAAAGAAAATATTGGTATTCAAATACCTGATGTAAATAATGAAAGAAAATGGAAGTATGCCATTGCTGATGGAGCAACATTTATGGAATTACCTACATCTCCTGACGATTCAGTTCCGAGAAATTCTACTTTAATCAGTTGGATTAGTTCTTCAATATCTGATAATGACTATTATAAAGTAGCTATTGATATTTGGAATGGAGAACAGAGTTTTAATTTAGCTTCTAATATTATAACTTTATAGATTCCAATTGATGCAGCTTTTGTACAAGGACTAATTCCTATTAAAATTGAAAGTGACGTAAATTCATCTATAAATACGCAAATATTTACCAATGATAATTTTGCTTCATTATTTACAACAGTTAAACAAAACATGCCAATGCATACTTGTTTGTTTTATCTTTATAAAGAATAGATTTCTACATCAAATACTCGAGATTATTATTCATTACCAGTTGGTAATGAACTTAAAGGATTTTTTGCCTCAGACTTATGGTGGCCAACAGAATCAGCTCAATTAAATGATTTATTAGTTTATGTATCTAAAAAATCATCGACATCTGCAAATGATTGGGAATTTAGGCAGGGAGATTCTTTCAATGGTTTATATTTAAATAAATCAGCAGAAAATGCAGCTTATGGTATATTATTTCCTATTTAGTTTACAAATATTGAAGATGATGAACCACTTCCTAACGTTTCTGAGGAAATCATTAATCAGAATCATAAAATTCAAGTCAGTTTTAATATTGAAGGCATAAAATCGGGTGATTAGTTAGAAGTTATTGTAAAACGTTGTACTAATGGTATAGAAACAATTCCAATTTATCAAATTTTTTAGCAAAATCGTTCGGTTAATTTTACTTTAGACGCAAATCAACCAAGTAATGATTTTTATGTATTTAAATTTTTATACAAATAGGCAAATCTAAACTCACAGCCTGTATCTTGTTGTCTTTCTAATTTTCAATGTTCACAAAAACATTGGGTAATTACGTCAGAACCAACGGATTTAGTAACTGGTGCATGGCAAGACGTTTTAGCATTTAATGTAATAAATCAATATAATATTAGTAATGAACCAAAAGTTAATGGCTATACGTTTGCTCATAGTTATGTGGCTAAAACATTAGAGTTAAGTTATAAATCTAATATTGTTTTAACTACTGTATTAACTGATTTCTAGTGGCCTGATAATTTACAAGATTGGAGTGATATTTTAGAAGATAAATTAATTAATTTTCATAAGTATGATGTTCGAAAAGCTTTTAATCAATTAAACGAAAAATTCGCTGAATTATTTACTGATTTAAATATGTCTGTTTTACTTAATAATCATACTTGGCGCACCTAGTTTAAAATTTACTTATTAAATTGGTTGGGAATTTTAGATACAAGCTCTATTCCTATATCAAACGATCCAACCATTTTTGATATTTGGCAAGAAACTGCGATGCCCTTAAATGATATACTAAATTTATAGTTAAAATACTTTACAGCAATTTACAATTATTTTCTTAATCTTTTAAATATTTGGTATTCAAATCAAAATATACAAGAATTAATTCCTTATTATGTAAGTGCTGATAATTTATTACTATTTAAAAATGAAATAGATTTATTGCAAATTCAATATGATCATTTAATTCTTATGATGAATGAATTAAATGAAAAAGTACAAGCTTTATTTCCAAAATATATAGATTCTGCAGTTGAGACTATTGTTTCATTGTGGAAATTACCAACTGGAATTAATATTGGTCCGAATGATTTTGAGCGTGAATATAGCAATTTTTTAGATTATTTTAGTTAGCGTTATAGCGTTTTGCTATATCAATATAAATTATAGCCTGAAGAAACTAAACAATTTTATTTGATTGGTCCATGGGAATTAATTCCGCCTATAGAGCATGAATATATTCAAGACTTATTAGATTCTACAGATTAGAAATAGATTAATTTATTGCCTTGGCTGTAGAGAATATCGACTACTGAGAATAGAACTCGTATTGATTTTAGTTCTATACGGGGTATTTTATTTTTCAACCATATCCCATATAAAAGCAATATTCTTAATTTAGAGGTCATAGAAGCAAATTCTAATGAATTAGTGATTGAACCTAATATTGAACTCATTCCTATATATACAAATACCGGTCAGATTTCTGGATATTTGAAAATACAGGATATTCGAGACGCTTTAGCTTTGTGAGATAAAGGAGGTCATATATGTATATAAAAACAAATATAAAGGAGGGATAGTATGAGTAAATTATACCCTCCAATCATTGAAAGTCGTTTACCCGCATTTAGTTTAACAGGTGGTAAAGGATTAACTATTCCTTATCGCCAGAACCCTGCCGTTGGCGCTAATGAAGTAGATGGCTTTATTTGTTTAATTAAAACCTTGGGTGGTACAGAAAAAGGACGTTTATATTCTTAGACTAAGCCCAATTTAACCAATAATCTTGGCACAGTTACTTTTACATGGCATAAGCCAAGTACCGCAGAAAACAATGATAAGATAAAAAAGAGATTCGATGATAGCGCAGTTTTGTTAGCTTCATCTCCGCTCAAAGCTAGCGGAAGTGTACCTGATACTGCTCATGATACTTCAGAATATATTTTAGGACACCCTAATTATCAGTTAGAAGTAAATCGTATCTATAATGATGTAAATGATACAAATGCACTTGGTAATGAGCAATCATTAGACCATATACCAACAAGCGGTTATGATCCTGCCATTATTGAATTGATTAAATCAGAATATATACCGCAAGATTCGGCATTTTTAGATGCAAGTCCAGGTGTATTGGCAGTTGAGGATTCATCCCCTACTGGAGGTACTGCTTTAATTGGTGATACTTCACAAGAAGATTATGATAATTATAAAAATATACCAATTGGCATTCGCGGCAATGCGATATTAATTAATAATAAATAGAATTATACTAATATTATTGATGAATTAAATGGACAAACTATTTATAATACAGAGGGCAATTTTAATTTACAATACGATCAATTTTATAAAATTTAGTTGGCTTATTATCAAGGCGATGCAACTAATCTTGATAATTTGTCTATTGGTTATTTTTCTGATGTAGCAATTATTAAATGTGTAAATTTGCCTAAAGCTATTATTGAGAATTTATCAATTAATTAGATTAATATTATGAACAATAAATTTATTGGTGTCGTAAATAATTTGTATGGCACTGATAGACTTTATTCGTATCGTTTTGTTGTTGAAACTGTTAAATTAAATACTGAACATGAGCATTAGATTGTATATGATACCGGTGAAATTTTATATACTGATTTTGATGATAAAATTTATACTAATTCTGATAATATTCAATTACGTTCTAGTCGTGTTGAATTGATTTATAATCAAGTTCTAGAGTATATGCACAAGTACTATGTTACATTTTACGCAACGACCACTACAGGAATTAAAGTAGAATCTCCAAGTTATTTATTTAAAGCCGGATATGCGATTCCTTTAAAATTTCATACACGTTATACACGACTTTTGGCGGAACCATTAGTTAATAGTGGTGGTGTCAAGTTAAGCTTAACAACTGAACATGAAGCAATGGATACCAATACGGGAGAAAAAGTAATAACAAAAGATACAACTTTGTACAATGGTAAATTCCGCATTCTACGTTCAGATTCTCATTCTAAGTATAAAACTTGGGATGAAATATTTTCTTTTGAATTACATGGTGAACATTTAGACCGAGCTTTATTTAATGATTTTACAATTGAATAGAACACTGGATATCGCTATGCGCTACAACAATATAATCAAAAGTTAGTTTCCAATAAATTATTGTCTAAAATAATTCATATTGATTATGAAGATATTTATCTGTCAGATGAAGATCATCTATTGCGAGTATGCTTTAATCCAAATATTTCTACCTTTAAACCAACAATTTTAGAATCTAAGTTGGAAACAATTGGTAGTAAATACCCTTATATGTTTAGGAATGGAATTGTAAATTATAAAGAATTTGCAATTACAGGCTTAATTTCTTACTTAATGGATAGTGATAATGTATTTTTACCATATGAAGAAAGTATTTTCCAATTCACAGAAAAAGAACCTCGTACAAACACTCGTAGTAAAATTGGTGTTAAACCTCCTGAAGAATTTGACACAAATAAAGATTCTATTAATTTAGTCTTAACTGATTTAACTGGTTAGAATATTTAGTATGAGCGTGATTTTAAGCTAAAAGTATTAAATTGGTTAACAAATGGCCAACCAAAATTATTACGTACGCCAACTGAAGGGAACTATATCGTTCGCTTAACCGGCGTATCATTATCTCCGCAGGCAGCTTTAGGGCGTATGTTACATAGCTTTAGTTGTACCGCATATGAAATCGATGAAGTAAATTTTGCGAATTTACAAAAATATCATTTATTGCGAATTAAATCTATTACACCTCCAGAAGAGATTGAGTTAATATCAGACCAATTTGTATTTGATGAGCATGATTGTAAGGGTTTAATTAATCAAACTGATTTTTAGGCTTATTCAGATGAACAAGTTGGTGAAACGAATTATCCTATTACCGCAATTCATATCCCAACTCAATCTGAATTACTTGCAGCTATGCGTGATGACGGTGGATGGATTAATGGTTGGGCCAATCAAGTACCACAGAATCTAACTAATGTACGTTTTGAGGGATTTATACCAGGGTCTTATATTGGTTTAACCATGATTTCTTCTACTACTGGTGAAACTTATAAAGTGCCAATTTTAATTGGATTGTCTGGTTGTTATAATGTATTAACTACAGATAAAATTAGTTTAGTTTATCCATTATGGGTACCGCCAAAACGCGTATGGAAAATAAATGAAAAAATTAACTCTAAGATAAGTAAGTTTGGTGCGCTTGGTTATTATACATATGAAGCGCAATCATTTAAAGGAACTATGTATTATTCTTATAAACCATATTTAGTAGATAATACATTTAATTTAATTGATAGCGTTACTTTATCAGAAGATTTTATTCAAGTAACTGGATTACCTCGCAATTTAACGGCAGCAGAAACACCAGATTTAAAATATCCAAGATATTATTTTAATGTTAAAAATTAGTTAGATTTATTTGAATTTTATCAATTACATAATTTATTGACTAATGTGGCATATATTCATTCGATGCATTTTAGAGCACGTGATATTCTTGACTGTTATTTAATACCAGCACAAGATCTGTTGCCTTATGATTGGGATGAAACAAAAAATGATTTTATTCAAGTAAATCGTTAGGGACAAGTCTTTTTATGTCGTACAGCGACTGCGGTCCCTTATAATAGTCCAAGGACTTATGATGGCAAAATTCCATTATTAGTGAGTGAATTATTAGACCGCACTATTTATAGATGCCATTATTATAAAGATGGTCATGAACAAGTGAAAGATTTTGATGGCTGGCTTTTAAAATTGGCTTTAGACAATTAGCATCGTAATATCCCAGAATGGGATTTTATTCATTATAAGTCAGATAGCTTAATTCAAAAATCATTATATGATTATGATTATGTTTATTTTAATAATTTACAATGGATGACTACTTGCGAAATTCCAGATGATAATTTTAATGCACAAATTACAATTGTTGTAGACGGTGAAGCCAGCGATCCCATCACTTTTAATTATAATAATAATTTAACAATTACTGTAAAAACTGTTTCAGCAGAAGACGAGCAGGTATTAGCAAAAACGAAATTAACTACTGCCCAAGTGCAAATTAACCGTGATTCAAATGGTTATTCTTTCTTTGATTATCCTATTGGAACAACTTGTGAGATTGCGCTTGGGGCCAATGTTTAGGCGGATGCGAGCTTAATTGTAGCGCATTTAACTTATCAATTTCCCGCTTCCGCAGCGGCCGATACATGGGCAAGAATTTTAAGTTGGTTTAGTGCTGCATTAAAAAAATATTAGCAAAATTTTGCTAATAGTAACTCATCTTTAGATAGAGCTTATTGGGATTATTAGATGCGTCATATTTGCTAGATCTACTTAGACTACTTAAATTGGTTTTTAATTGAAGCAAGTACTGTTGATCAGCCATTAATGATACCACCTATGCCTAGTTATAATTATTTTGATAATGCAGGAGTCAGTTTGCCTTAGCTAAACTATTGGAGAAATTTAGAATATTTATATGCAGATAGTGAAAGCTTTCCGCTAGAAAATGAAGAGCCAAAGTACGATCAAAATAATTTGATTTTTGCAGATAAACTATACAATTATATTATTAAAGATATTAAGGCAGCTGAAATATCTGCTGCAGCGCCGGGCATTTATCGTGCGGCAGAGCCCATTTCTAATTTAGTGGGTTATACAGATAAGAATGGACAACTTATTACTTCAGTTGAACAAAATGGTTTAATTATTATTCCAAATAAAAGTGCTTTATTATTAGAAATGTCTCCTGAATTGTTAGCTATTGAATCTAGTACTTCTAATATAGAAAATCAGTTAATGACGAATGATTTATATTCTGCGAAATCATTAAAAGATCTGGTAGCAAAAGAAGAACTTTCAATTCCCTTAGAATATGGCTACTATAAAGTTACAAATGATCTAACAGAAAATGAACTACTTAAACTAACGATTGGTGGCAAATCATTAGCGCAAGTTATGCAAGACAATAATTTAGTAACATTGCATAAAAATACAATTTTATAGGTTATTCCTCCATTATATAGTAATGGTATAATAATTAATCCTACTACTGGAGTTAATAATCAAGGATAAAAAGGAGGACTTTTATTATGTTATATGATGCAAATTTTTTACAAAAACTAGATACACATCACGAACATACATATTACGTCCGAATACAAGCATTAACCTTTGACGAACGTCCACTAGAGCAGTTAGAAGGACGTATTACTTCTGGATCAATTAATCTTGATGGCAAGAGCGCAATTCGGCGCTCTTGCTCATTAAGCTTTATTGCTGAAGCAACTGAGATTAATGATTATTATTGGACATTTAAATAGAAATTTAAAGTTGAAATTGGTTTAGAAAATAAAGTTGATGATTCATACCCATCTCGAATTTATTTTAATATGGGAACTTTTTTTATTACTAGTTTCAGTTCAACTTTTACTACTAATTCTGCCTCAATTAGTATCCAAGGAAAAGATAAAATGTGTTTATTGAATGGAGAATTGGGCGGCATTATTAATGCTGAAACAGATTTTGGTACTTATGACTATACTGATGCAAATGGTGTTACAACGAATTATAAATTAACTATTCAAGAAATTGTTACAGATTTAATTTATAGTTATGCTCAAGAGCCATTATCTAATATCATTATATAGGATTTAGATGATGTTGGTTTAGAATAGTTAGATTATAAGAACGACGATCCAATGTTTTTAATTCGCTCTTTTACAAGTGAGCGTTATGTGCTACCTTTGTTTAGTAGCGCTAATGTGACAGTTTATTGCTGTAAGGAAATCGGAAAAGACCAATATAAGTTTTCAGTATAGAAATTGAATAATGATAAAGTAATTATTTATGATAGCCTAACTCGACCACTATTAGATAATAATTACATTGCTACACGATTTACATTTGAAGAAATGGATGAAACATAGACATATACAGCTGAATAGTTAAATCAAATGCAATTATATTGCGCAGCTAAAATTACTTATGGTGAAGCAGTTGGCTACCGGACTTGTCCATTGGTCTATGCGGGAGATTTAATTGCTAAAGCTGGTGATACAATTACTTCTGTGTTAGATAAAATTATAAAAATGTTAGGTGAATTTGAATATTTTTATGATGTTGATGGACGTTTTGTATTACGTCATAAAAAATCATTTATCAATACTGTTTGGTTGCCAGAAATGGTAACAATTAGTTCGGATGAAGGAAGAGATCGTTATTGGCTAGATTATCAATATGCAACACCATACATATATGAATTTAAAGATACTAAATTAATTACTAATGTACAAAATTCTCCATAGTTAGCTTCAATTAAAAATGATTATACGGTTTGGGGGGAGCGCGTTTCTGCGGCCGGTGGTAAATTACCTATTCATAGTAGATATGCTATTGACACTAAGCCAATTATATATGTCAGTGTTGCTCCTGATGCTGAACCAAATGTTTGGACTACTTTATCAGAAGCTGAATTTAAACACTATCAACTTAATATGCCATGGCTTAAGTAGCGTTTATTGTCGCGCATCTAGCTACATGCGTCATTAGATTGGCGTGAATTAATTTATCAAATGGCTAAGGAATATCGTCAATACAATCATAACCATAACAATTTAGAATTTGAAGACTATCAAATTACGCTGGCGAAACGCAATGAACCTTATTATCCAAATGGTCATACTGGCTATGAGCAATATTATATTGATTTAGAAGGTTTTTGGCGTCAATTGTATTGGCCTTATGATAATACCGATGAAGATGTTTTAAATGAAATGAGCGTTTATAATAAAGTAGTAGATTATAGTGAAATAAATAGTTCTAATTTATCTTAGTATTATATTAATGGTGTATACCGTCCTAATAGTGCTGGATTAAAAATCTATTCTGAATAGGGAACAACTGAATTAGAATTAAAAACTACAGAGCATCCATGTAAGTTATATGGCACAACTGATAAATGGGTTATTTTAGATAGCACTCATTGGTATTATGTTGATGAAAATGATAAAGGGTTTAATATTCCTACTGAATTAGGAATCAGTGAAATTCCGCAAATTGGACAATTTACTACTAAATTAATGCATGGTTGGTATACGTATGATACTATTCGTAATTTTTTAGAAAGAAGTCCAAGTGCAGATACATTTGTAAAATTTATTTATACTACAGCATATGACATTTCAAGCTAGTTGTGGTATAAATATTCTGATATTTCGCAATCTTTTATACCTTATTTGGACCAATATGACTATTGTCCTATTTTAGCCACAGAAAATTATCCTATTGAAGGAATGACTATTAAGGAATATTATGAAAGAACATTTGTGGATGGAGAAGCAGCATATAATGCAATTTCTGAAAGCTATAAAGGTTCAAAATATATGTTATATATTTTAAATGACGTAGATGCAAATATAAAAAATATTCTACAGTAGAAAGATATGTGGTTGTCATTAATATCATTAATTCTTGAACGCAATCAATTACTATATTCCTCTTGGAGTAATTGGCAGAAATGGCTTAATGACAATGATTTTATTGAATTATTAACATCAATTACCAATAATGTTTTAAAGCAAGACTCAATAGAGCGTCGTTGGTGGCAAAATGAAATAATGACTACAGCTGATGCTATAATAGCTTTGCGCATTGCTTTAGAGATGGAAGCATCTTCTCCTGAATTATTATTAAAATATGATTGGAATCATGACGGATAGATTACTATTACAGATGCTTTATTGGTTCGTTCAGTATATGATCTTGATATGGTTAACATTTCTTTACCCAGTAGTATTTCATTAATAGATTTAAAAAACTTTATACAAAATGTAACAAATAATTATGGTGAAATAGTAGATAATTTAAGTGATGAGTTAATTGCGCAATATGATTTAGATGATGATGGATAGATTAATGAAGTTGAAATTTTTCTATGGACTTATATTTATAATTTTTTGGTATTAGCTGATAACTCAGAATTATCAAAACTAAACCCATTGGCACATTTTATTGTATCAAACATAATAGCTTGTCCTAGCGCAATTTATGATTATTTTGTAAATTCTACTAGCACTAAGGATTAGCCCTTAATTTATGATGATTTAATTGGTTTAACTGTACAAATTAACAACACAGAACTAATATCGGAATTATTTCAATTATTAAATTTTAATTCACTTTATCAATTGTAGTGGCTTTTAAATATGTACTATGATTTTATATATGATAATTTCTCTATTTTGAAAGATGCGCATATGTTATCATATCAATTATTTATAAATCAATTAGCTGCAAAAACTGATTTATACTATAATGCCAATAGTAATGAAAGTAAAAAAATGTAGTTTAATAAATTTATTACTTTATTTAATTCACATTATATTTATGATAATTTAAATTATTATAATTTACAGCATATAAAAATACATCCAATTTTGCCAGCATTTTATCATTTAAATGAACAGCCTATTGAACAATTAGCGATTATTCCATATGATATTCATGGTAATCCCACTTATTTAACACGTCACTATGAGAAAATAAATTATTATACTCGTGATTTATTATATTATGGGGTGAGTGATGGTGTACGAGCATATTGGAATAAAGCAGTTTATGAAGCTCCTTATACATTAAATTTCTGGTTTGATTTTTTAGATACAGATGGTAGTATTTCGGCATATGCTACATCCGAAATAGGAGACAGGCCAATAGTGGTTAATGATACTAATTTAAAATCCATTTTTTATAGAGAAATTCCAAAAATTTTAATTTATACTTTTGATCAATTTCAAGATGAAAAAATAGAGTTAAAATCTGGTTATAGCTATATTTTATTACCAGCTGGTTATGAACAATATTTTTCTATTTCTTCACGAGGATTAAGTATTAAAAATAAAATTGATGATTTACTTTATCAACATACCTATTGTAATTAGACAATAAATTTAACTTGTGTACCTATTTATTATTTAGATGTAAATAGTCGTATTTATATTGGTGATAAAAGATTAGGGATTGATGATGATTTCGCCATTTAGAGCATTAGTTATTCATTAAATTATAATGGCACGATGTCTTTAAGTACAGCAAAAATTTAGCCTAATTCAATATTTGAGAGAGAGGAGTAATTAGCATGGCAAAATTAATTGAACAATGGTTGCCTCCTATGGATAAATTAGGGAATTTAAATTTAATAGATGAATAGGGTAACCCAAGCAATACTTGGGTTATCCCTTTACAAAAACGGCAAGTTGCATCGATTGGTATTCAAGGTCCAGAAGGATTAATGTTTAGTATTAATGGCGCGCCAACTAATAAAACTAATTATTTGACTATTGGTGCTTATGGCGTTTATAATTTAACACGTCATGATATTCAAGATTTAACCATTCGATCTATTACTATTTATTTTACAGAAACGAATAGTAAATGGCTGACAAAAAATCCTTGGCCAATTATTGTTGATGTTGTTTATAGCGAAGAAGAATATAAATTTATCGAAGCTACCACACCTGATACAAATAATTCAGATCCAATTAATGATTCCAGTAAATAAGAGAGAAAGGAGATTATTAAATGAGTAATATTATTACAACGGATAGTTTATATAATAATCAATTTACATAGAATTCTACATATAAAGAATTACTAATCTTTAGAAGCAGATGGGATGCAGATAACCAACCCCGTAGTGGCACGGGTGCACTTGTTAATAATGAAGAAAAATTATTTTGGATAAAAACAATTAAAGATTACCCATATGTAGAAATCAGTCATGGCAAACCAAATATGGAATGGGCTGACGGTACTGCTACGCCACTTGTCAATTCTAATAACATTTGTGTATCATCCTCTGTAGCTAATAATCCGGTTGCTACAAACGCAACTGCATTGGAATGGGGATCGCAAATCCTTATTGCTAAGCCAATTGTTGCAGATACAGGTCATGTGATTGGTACAAAAAGTGCAGGCATTAATATTCCAAAAGTTAATGCAATTGAAAAATTAGAAATGCGCAGCCACACTGCTAATAATTAGATAGAGTATACTTTTGCGCATAAAACTATTAACAATCCGCCTAATTCCTCACCAATTGCAAATGCAACGGTTATTCAAGAAAGTCAAAATAATACTAGACCCAAATCTAAAATAAAATTTGGGAAAACTTATGATATATCACAAGATCAATTTGATCAATGGGGTCATTATCTATCTCAATCTACTTAGACAATACATATGCCAGACATTAATGCAACGTCTCCAATAAGTGTTACTTTAAACAATGGTGACGCTTAGATATCTCATAGTCTGGCAACAATTGTTGAAACTACGCCACAATTTTCAACTTATACTAATTCTACGAACACGAGGGGCAAACTGCCAGAATTGACATTAGAAAATAATTATAATTTAGAAGGCCCTCATACAGATGCATATGGACATGCTAATGCATAGGCGCAATTTGGTTTTGCTTTACGACATCACTTACCTTTAACCAGGAAGGCTACAGCGCATACTTATTTAAGTGATACTACTGGTAAAACTACAGCAATAGCTAGACCAAAGCGTGACGGAGATACAAGCAGAACTGCTCCAGAAAACCCAATTTCATCGCCTATTGATAAAATTAAAATGGCAGCAGTTATTTATGCAGGAGATAATAATGGCAATCGTCAGTCTTGCGTATATTTAAATGATTCTACAGATACAATAATCAATATTTATTTTTTAAATAAATCATTAGCTACTAATGCTAGATTGCGCAATGCGTATTTAACTTTTACATTTCCAACAAATGTCACAGTTACAGAAACTAGTATGAATCAATCTTACATAGCTTCTACTGATACGCAATATCATTATTAGTTACTTAATAATCCAGATATAAATAATCCAATTCATATTTTAAAATTATCAGTGCGTTCAACAGGGATGATAAATAAGTCAGCGATTAATATATAGGTTACACCAGCTATTATTGAAGCGATTGATATTCCATGTACAACGGCCACCAATCTAGATGATAATGACCCTGATTCGAATACCATTATAACCTGGCAAGAAGATGCAATTTTACAAACGCCAGTAATGCAATTTAATGAACAAGGTCATATTAATGATATTTTAACCAAAGGTATTGCTTTCCCGCATTATACTACTCCTTATGGACGGGAAACTACATTTAGTAAAGCAATTGACTATTTAAATCGTTATTTATCACCTAATTCTCGTAATAGTGTAATTGATTAGTATTTAACTGGCGCGTCGCCAATAATTGAAATTCCTACAAGCGATTCTCCTGGGTCTGGTGATTAGTAGATTTATAGTTCATATATTGAAGTAGTTTTGCAGGCTTGTTTATTAAATAATGGAAATGGTTTAGTAACTGGTAAGCCTCTATCTTTCGCTGGCCTACAATTTTCTTTATATCAATATGATGAAACTGCAAATAAATGGCAGCCTTATGTTTGGCGCAAATCTATTTCGACGAATCAAGCTGAATTAGAGATTGGTAATAATAATAATACTTCTAATACTGGATATATTTATTTAACTGATACTAAACAACGAATTGCTTTTGTTTTATCACAGCCTTATATAACAATAAATAATGAAATTTAGAAATATATGTTAACAGGTAATAATGTTGAATTACTATGGGATATATCAACTTATGGTTATGTTATTAATTTACCTGCGGTTAAAGATATTTCTCAAATTAATCCATATTAGTTAATTCAAATTTCATTAACTAAAGACGAAAGCTATTCTCCAAGCCCATCGCCAGATGTGCATAATGTTGAATTTAGAATTTGTGCAGCAATGAGAACTGGACTTAATACCCCACAAGGATGTAAATTTTCTTTATATAAATCTATACAAGGAACAATTTTATACGATCGAATTGGTGCTCCTTATCAAATTAATGATATTTATATTAATGAAGCAAATTTATTAACAAATGTTAATCATTATGAATTTTATACTTCATAGATATAGGTTATTGATTCCAATAGTCTTAATACTATATATGTAGGTTTGGATACTACAACAAAACAAACAATAAGTTTTAATTATGTAACTTGTCAATTAGCAGAAGGAATAGCTATAGGTAATAATGTTATTGCGTTTAAAAAGTTTACTCATGGTGCTAAACCATCTATGGATCAATATGTGCTATTTGTCGTGGTAGACGAACAAGGTTATCCGCCAGTTAGACCAATTAATCCTACAGCCAGTGAATCTGAACAATCTTCTAAAAATGCAGGAATGGAAAATCGTATATCAGCTTTAGAACAAGCCACATTACAATTAACTAATATTAGTGATTTAAAAAGTGTAAACAATTTAATTTCACGTGTTGCTAATTTAGAAGATGAAATTAATCCTATTGAATATGACGCTGCAGTTGGGCAAATGATAGCAAAAAATCGTTTTGAGAAAATTGATGCATAGACCAAATATTTAAATAAAAATAATTATCCAATAGATTTAGCTGATGCGTTTTCAAAATTATTAATGTGTTATACTGGATTAGTGAAAGAATTAGCTGGTAAATTCTATAGCGATAATTAGAATCAATTTATAGCGACATTTGCATCGCCTCTTCTTAAAGAGAATGATAATTAGTCATATTTACCTAGCGATGATATACCTTCGTTAGATTCTAATACAGGAGGCGGTAAATAATGAATCTGAATTCAATTTTAGGCAATTTTGTTAAATTTGTACGTGGCACTCCAACTGCATATAATAATCTTCAACAAAAAAATCCTGATACATTGTATTTTATTACTGAAGACAATGCTTCTTCGGGTAAATTATATTTGGGAAATAAATTAATAGGTGGCTCTATCACAGGAGCCACCTCTCTTTCTGAATTAGTTGATGTCTTCTTAGATAATAATTTATCGGTTAATCATATTTTAGTCTATGAAGGTAATCATTGGGTTAATAAAGATATTCGAGATATTTTTGAGATATCTATTGGTACAATGCAAGGCGCAACTAAAGATACTAATGGTAAAGTAGGTTTAGTGCCTGCGCCGCAGGCCAATCAATAGGACACTTATCTTCGAGGAAATGGAACATGGGATAATCCTATAGCTACATACTCTGAACAAATTAATACTATGATTCAAGAAAAATTACAATGGTCTACCATTGAAGAAAATTAAAATAAATAAGAAAGGAATTTTTATTTATGGCGACAAAATTAAATACTGCTGTAACGTTTGTACATGGTACACAAACTACATTAAATACTAAAGGTATTACCAGTGGTCAAATTTATTTTACTACTGATACTAATCGTTTGTATTGGGCAGATCCCAGCGATAGTGGAACATTAAAATGGATTGATGGCGTGAGACGCGCTAATTCATTGCCTAGCTTTCCAGGCTCATATAATCCAAGTGGTTCAATTTTAGTTGTTACGCAATCTGATGATAATGGTGCATAGGATGGAGTCTATATTGCAGATGATACTAGTTGGATAAAATTAGATGCAACTACATTAAATAGTAGTATTACTACCGATAATAATACCGCGCATATTTCTCTAACTCCTCAAGGAAAATATGCTAAGGGGACAATGTTTGATATTAAAGGAGACGGCAATGTAACAATTAGCTCTGATTCAAGCACAATTACTATTTCTGTTCCGACTCCAACTAATACGCATTTAGTTGCTAATGACCATGCTTTATCGGCGACTGTAACTAATGGCGATTTATCCATTAATATGTCTGCCTCTGATAGCGAAAATAATACAGTCAATGGTAAGATAATTATTAATGGCGGTTCAAATATTCATATTGACCAGAATGAGCTTGGCAATATCGAACTTTCTGCAACTAATACTTAGCTTGCAGCTACCACCACCGCAGTTAATTTAACACCGGCATCTTCAACGAATGGTGTTAAAATTGTTACAACTATTTCTGATACTGCTTCTAATGCGGCTACTGGTAATTTTGAGCTTGTTGGCGCTGATGGTATTGCGATTTCCCATAATAATAATGTTATTACTTTAACAGGTGGCGCGGCAGGAGTTATTGGAAATATTAAAGATTATGTAAATTAGGCATTAGCTGATGCTCTTGGTGACTTAGACGCTATGAAGTTTAAAGGCGCAATTAGCGTAGCTGATTTTAATAATTTAAATCCTAGTACATTTGAAAGCGGCTAGACTTATAAATTTACTACTTCTGGCACAGTAACAGGCGCTTCTGCAGATGTTGATATTGGTGATATGGTTATCATGTCACAAGATACAAGTAATAATTGGATTTATAATATTATTCCTTCTGGTGATGACACTGATGTTTATTATACACCTTCTAATGATGCTACAAATCATCAGGTTAAATTCACTGATAATACTGGCACTTTAACAGTAGCACATAAAATTATTGGTGCTAATGGTATTACTACAACTGCTTCAGTAAATGGCAAAACTTTAACTGAGACAATTAAACATGTAACAATTACACCAACCAGTACAAAAGCTACAGTTGCTAATAATTTCGTATCTGCAATGACTTTTGATGACTACGGTCATCCGAGTACAGTTACATATGCACCTGCTCATGTTGCTGTAACACCTACTGCGAGCTCTTCAACTGTTAATACATTTATTAATGGTTTAACATTTGATACTTATGGTCATGTTACCGCATACACAAACGCTACTGTTGATATCGATACAAATATGTATTGGCATACACTTAGCTAATTTTAAAGAAGGGAGTTGATAATAGTGCCAACTTCTATTACTCCAACAACGATACCTATTAAATTTATTACAACTTCAGCAGCTAATTTAAATGATATTAATATAGTGGCTGGCCAAATTATTTATACTACTGAAGGCAATATTTATTATGATCAATCAAATCTATCGCGTGTACGCATGACTATTGAACCTACTTTTACAGTTGAAAATAATTCAACAACATTAATAATTGGAATGCCTACACATACTCCTCCAGTAGTTACCAAATAAATAAAAAAAGGGACGTAGATAAAAATCTACGTCCCTTATTTTTTTTACTTATTTATTCTCATGTACTTTAGCTTCAATTAAAACTTTAATATAGCTTTCTAAGTCGCCATATACTTCGTTTAAATATGTTTTAGCTTCGTCAGTCAAATTATTAAGTACTGCTGTATACGCCATAGTAAAAGCTTCTTTCTATGCTTCTGCTGTAAAGGCATTTTTACCCTTGAGCGCATCAACATATGTCTAGTTTACAGCAATAACTGCATTAGTTACCGTATCGGTAAGCATTGCAATATATTTCTTTGATAGCTCATTATCAGCATTTGCTGCAAGTGTTGCTGATTTAGTTCTAATCCATTGAATTATAAATGGGACTAAAACACCTAACAAAGGAATAATACACATTTCAAAAATCTTACCCAAAAGTTCAACTGTTTCTGTTGGCATATATATCACCTCAACTTATTTTAAATTTGCTCGATACTTAATTTCTACTAAATTATAAAGATCGTCGCCATCATGATTTCCGTGTAATGCATTATAAATTCGATGCTCGTTTGTAATGTGTTCAAATTCTTTTAGTGTAATTTCATGATCATTCTCTAATAAAGCACGACATTCTTCTTTAAATTGACGCCCTTGAATAGATAATATACCTTCTGTTAAAGTTGTTAAATTATTTTGATTATTTATAATCTAAGCATGAATTGCTTTATTTTCAGCGGCAACTTTATTTTCATCCTCTTGGATTATTTTTAGTATAGAACGCTAATAATTATCTAAAATTGTCTTTATATTTTCAGCAATTTCTTTATTCATTTGCTCTTGACGGTCTTCAGTCCTTTTTTTACGTTGTTTATACATAAGTGTTACACCAATGACAATACCACTTGCAATTAAACCAAATACGAACTCAAGCCAATATTTGATGATAAATTCCCAGATAGCATTCACTTAGATAATCCTCCTTTCTATATAATGATATTTTTTATCTGTCAATTATTATGAAAATTATTTTAATAAAATAAAAGAATGTTGGCCTTGAAGGTTAAGACCAATCAAAGCCAACATTGTTCTTTACATATGCAGCACCTATACAGATAGCGTCACTTTCATCTTCAGATACTTTTTTATTATAGTGATTTAAGACATATTGCTATGCGTTTTTTTTCTATATTCCACGCTCTTTTCCTTTAATGCCAAGTACTGAACGCCAATGCGCGCAAGTATAAATTATATAATTTTTACCGAATAGTTCAACAGCTAATTCTTCTAATACTCCAAGAACTTTGCCTAAAATTTTATAAGTTTGTGGATCTTGCTATAACTATATATCTTCTAATATCATAAATTCTATTTGATACTATTGGCATAACTATTGTACTGACTATCGTAAAATCTAAAGACGCGTACCCAAATGCTCATTAGTCAATTTAATAGTACCACTTGTAATTAATTTATCTCCATCAAAAATACTATATCCTGTTACATGACTTGCCTAATCGAGTGCAAGGATTCTCAATGACTAGACCCAAAGCCCCCGATACGCTCCTTCTCGGCAACGTCATCTTCGGTCTTTATATATTTTTTAATTATTCCTTGCCCAATATAATCACCCTTTTGGATGATAATAGGAATTGGCGAGAAATTAATTAATTGGAAAAAAATTTCTCCCTCATTATCAGGATTGTTATAATAGTCAGCATCAATAATACCGACCGCATTAGCCATTACAAGCCAATGTTTATGAGGGAGAGAGCTACGAGCCATGATTTCAAGATATTCATCATCAGCTAACTTCACTTTCATTCCAGTAGACACTAATACAGGACGAGCATCTGCGGATTTTGTTAAGGTAGCCATTTGTGCCATGGTTAATTCAGGAGCGGCGATAGGGTTGCGATCCCATTCATGTTTCATGTCATATACCAAGCGTTCATATGGAGGAATAATTTTCTCTTCTGCTGCTTGAAAATCATAACCGGCCGAGCATTTAGTCGCCCGCGCGGGTAAAATCAAATTAGCATTATCAAAACGACTTACAACTTCAAAGTTTGCCATAATCTACTCTCCTAAATTATTAAAAGTTGGGTTCATTACCATAAGAATAAGAAATAGTTGTAATACCATCAGGTTCTTTTTCATCATTGAATAAACGATTAAGTGTAACACGATACCAAGTATCAATTATTTCTCCCTTAGCTTTGCGCTCACGATATTCACAATTGTACTTAATAAGGTCACCTTTTCCATCTGCTTTTGCGGCCTCTATTAATTGTTTGGCAGCGTCTTCGTTAGGAACTCGATATATTTCTTGCGTCTTTAATAAATAATTCATATTAACTCCTTAAATAATTTCAATGTGCAGAGGAGGATGCTCTGCATAATATTCTTTACTGATGGCGAGTGCGTCACCAGCAATTTTGCTTGCTAACTCTCGAGGAGCAGCAACTACGATTGTATCACAATGATAAGTGTAATAGAAAGCACAAAGTATTGTACCGAGATCATATATCTTACTATATGCGATTAATGTTGAATGCTCATTATTATCAACTAAATAAATAGCCTACATATCAGAACCAATTTGTACTTCAGTTGTTATTTTCATTATGCCACCCCATTTATAATACCTTGTTTGTAATCAAAGAAAACATAACAATAAGTACCTTCATCATTTGTAATCCAGATTTCAGCCGTCCAAGTATCTTCATTTACAGTAATATCTTTAATCTCGCCTAGATTCTCAATAACTTCCATAAAGATATCACTTAATTCTTCATTACTATAATCATCATGATGGAAAATAGTAATGTAACGACGTTCCCAGCATATAAGAGCCCAATAATTTTGTTCAGGCATACCCGGATCCATAGTTGCGCCAAACATACGATAAATATCTGTCTGTGCCTTGCGCAACTGTTCATCTGTCATTGGTTTTAATTGTGCGAAAATACTAGAATTTAAATCTGCTAAAGTAATTGTGAACTCACCGCCATCTAACTTTACTGGTTCCCAACTACCATTTTTACATTGATACATTTTCTTATCTTCTTCCACAAGCGCATATTCATTTTCCATGTTCTCACGATATGGAAGAGCATCTAATATTTTTTTTGTTTTAATATTTAACATATATTTACTCCCTTATCATTCTATATATATTATACCATAAAATATTTTTCATTTCTACTCGTCATATACTTTAGCAGTGTTAATTAATATACGTTTTAATTGTGGATCCATATTAAATCTATCAGCATTTTTTTCAATACTTTTTAATAGGTTACCATCTAATTGACGCTCGGAAGCAGCCTTCCAGTCGCAAAACATTTCAACAATATCAATTAAATTCATATCATCAATACCATGGTCAAAATGTTCTGGATGATGACGATATTGCGCATAATGATGCTAAAGAGCGCCATTCATTTTTTCTAAGCACTCACGATACTCAGGACTATCATAAGTTAATTCAGAAAGTTTTGGAGTATATTCTGTGAATATCTCAAGCTCAGGGTCTTCGAGTTTAGCTCTATCATGCTCGAGCGCACGTGAATATATCTTCACTATGAACTGTTGGATATATTCACGAACTTTCTCGATATGCTTATAAGTTTCGACTTTGCATTCAGCCTAAGTCATATTATCCACACTTACTATATCCACATTCGGTACAAGTTACACAACCCATTTCGTGTTTTAAGTCTGCACCGCATTGAGGACATTTTTCTGCTAAAATTTCCTGAGCTGTTGTTTTATGTTCATTATTAAATTTTTCCCACATTTCCATTAATGCATTGCCTATAGCAACGGGGCAGCATGAGCCAGGAGAAACATCATTCTTTGTAGCTCGACGAACAGCATAGCTAGGACAAGTCCCACTGCTCTTAAGCTGATCAACAATTTCTTCAATAGGAGTACCATTGCGCGCAGCCAGACTAATCATACGCGAAAGCCCAATCATAAAGTTATTGCATCCACCGGTACTTCCTTTGCTTAAATAAGTATTACGCAAATTGCCATCTTTATCAAAGAAAGCAGTTATATGAAGAGAACCGCATCCAGTAGTTAAATGATGTTCCATACCTAAGCAATCAGAAGTGCCTTTCTTCGAAACTATCTTTTTAATCTTAGATTCTTCGACCGCAGTTTCAGATTTCTTTTCTCCTGAAGTAGCGTTAAGAATAGCCGTGCGCGCACATCCAGCACGAAAGACTGTAATACCCTTTAAGCCATGCGACCATGCATTCATATAAATGTCGCGTACGTCATCAACCGTTGCTTCATTGGGAAGATTAACCGTTGATGAAATACTTGCATCTATGTGCGCCTGCCAGATGCTTTGCATCTTGATACGATTAATGGGTTCAAGTTCAGCAGAAGTAATAAACCATTCAGGTAAGTCCGCATCGTCTTTAATACCATGGGCATCCATGTATTCTTTAACTATTGGAGTATATACTTTGTAGGTTACGTCCTTACCATGTAAAGACTTAGTAGTACGAGTATAATAATTAGCAAAGATGGGTTCAATGCCCCCGGAAATGCCCAGCATGGTGGACAACGTGCCTGTAGGCGCAATGGTTAATAATTGACTATTATATAAACCAGCGCTTTTAAATCCGTTAATTGCTAATCCATTTGGATTGTAATGTCGCTGAATAAAAGATGAATTTATTACTTCGGGGATATATTTAGGATATGGCGTGCCATGTTCAGCTGCCAATTTGCTGCTTGTTGCAATAGCGGTACGCGCCAATAAAGTACCAATTTCATCACTAATTGTAAGGGCTGCTTTGGAACCATAAGTAATTTGCATTTTGATCAATGCATCAGCAAGACCCATGATACCTAAGCCAATTTGACGCCAATCACGCACACTATCTCTTTGCTCTTGCAGAGGATGACGATACAGTCCCTCATCTAAAACATCGTTAAGTGCACGCACTGCAACATCAACTGCCCGTTCAAATTCTTTCCATTGAAATTCTCCATTTATAACAAATGCAGCCAAATTTAATGAACCAAGTAAACAACTGCCGCCAGCGGGCAGTGGCTCTTCGGCGCAGGGATTAGTTCCAGCATATTTAAAATCCGGATGAGTATTTAGCATATTTTCTTGTTCAATTCTATCCCAAAACAGAATACCTGGTTCTGCATAATTCCAATTTTGTTCACAAAGTAAATTAAATAAATCTTTTGCTTTTACGGTTTTACTAATTACTTCACCCGTTTCAGGTCGAGTAAAACTTAATTCCCAATCATTATCATGTTGTACAGCGGTCATAAAGTCATCAGTTACGCGTACAGAAATGTTAGCATAATTAACTTTATTTAAGTCACTTTTGATTGTGATAAACTTTTCAATATCGGGATGGTCGCATCGCATGGAAATCATTAAAGCCCCCATAGTGGACTATATCTTATTTATTATATAATAATAAACTCGGGCGCTAATACGGTCTTATTGTTTCCTCAACCGTTAGTCTCTACACCTTCTACTGCTTTTTCTTCAGTAGCTTGGCTCGGGGTTGTTGGGCCTTCCCCGAATTCACCCAATTCAAGACGCAGGGCTTGTGCTTTATCGTATTTTCTTTTTAGAATAATAAAACTATCGTTTGGATAAATAAAATTTAAAAACTTTAATACATCTTCTCTATTGGCGAATTCTAATACGAAACAATTTTCATTAGACTTTGGTCTAATAATTGTTGAAATTGCGCATTGTTTTAATAAAATTTGTTGGATTCCTTCAAGTATTTTTAACGAAGAAGTAAAAGAGATTTTTTGCCACAATCTATTTCGGTCTTTTCTTCTGCCCCATGTTAAACATCCGTCTCCATCAAAAAATCCTTGTACCAAATATTTTTCTAAATTTTTAGGAATAATGGGACAATGTTTATTTTCTTTTGAAGAGCAATGCTTATTAAAATCAGTAATTAAATCTAAATTACCAATAGTAATTCTGGCACGAGGAAAACGTTTGGTTTTTGGAATATAGGTTAAATCTTCTGTATAATTTGCTCCAATGTATTCTGCAATAAATTGTAATATCTTTTTATCTTCTAAACAGCACCCAAATTCAACTACATTATCATTGATGTATCCATCTGCTAAAGCATAGCCAATAATATAAGCTTTTTCTGGAGTATCAATTTTATTAAACATTTTTGGGTTTTTATATTTAGGTTTTTTATATTTAGACTTGTCATTTAACCCATATTTAGTAATCCAATATCCAATAGTTGATTTTGCTTTTCCAACAATCTTTGCAATTTCTTGTTGTGTTAATCCTTTTTCTAAATATTTTTCTAATAGTTTTCTATTCACAGAAAGAGCCTCCTACTCTATATATTTTCGGAAACTTACAATTTAATTAAGCAAGTTTACGTCTGCCATTTTGTCCAATTTGTTCGGTCACTTGTGAGAAAGTGTCCATGAAAGAAACAGCGCCACTTGTTGTTTTGGCTTGATTGTGAACTCTTGCACCCGCTGGAGCCAATTTACTAATATCAATGCCGCATCCTCCGCCATATGAATAAGTACGTGCCAACTTTTTACAAGTTTCATAAATACTTTCAATGGAGTCCTCTGGAGGACTAATAACATAACAATTACTATATGTTACTCGCTCTATGCGCTCACTTACATTTCGGTTAGAAAGAATACGACCACCAAATAAAAATTTCTTATCAATAATTAATTGTTTTACTTCTTCATGACCATTACTAATACGGTCTAACCATTGGTCAAAACTTTCATCACCACGACGATATTTTTTCTCCCATATATCAATACCGAGAGCATTATTCTCGCCTAACCAATCTTGTATTGTCATAAGTTACTCCTTTATCTAAATGTAGTATGGTGTGGGGATACACCTACTGTATATGGATTTTATAATAATTTATTTAACGTAATTTACCCAATCATCTATGTATCCTTTAAGTACTTCAGCTTCTTCTTCAGTAGTTAAAGAACCATCAGTTCGCATAATGATTGTATTCTCTCTATTTGAAATATCGAATTCAGAGAAATCAAATCGGTCAGTATTATACCGCCTTAATACTTCTTCCACATCTGGAGTATTCTCTCGTGAAAGCTGGCGTATGAGCCGTATATGATCTGGGCAATCGCACATAATTAATAAGACATTTAAAAAGTCATGACTATCAAGAGCTTCCACCCCAGCAGGATTGAAGACTCCAAAGTTTAATTTATCTTCGGCTAAATCAAGAACACTTGTGCCATATACCCAGCCATTAAATTCAGCTGCTTCAAGCATCTTACCTTCTTCAATTAGTTGAATAAATTCATCTCTGGTTATAAAATGATAATCTTTACCATCTACTTCATAATCTCTTGGTGGACGCGTAGTATAACTTACTTTTATGTGCGCTTCTGGATATGTTTTTGCAAGGGCTTGGAGCAGCGCATCTTTGCCTGCTCCAGCCTTACCACATATCGCAACTATATTATACTTCTTCATCTTCCTCAGTTATGCCTCCTTGATAACGAGTATCTTGTAAGATTAAATCTCCATTGCTTTTTACTTCGTTAATTTTATATAATTGATGTCCTACTGTGCTTGCATATTTCTTACAAATGAAATTATCCCCTGAACGCATTCCATTTACAATTATCATATTACCACGCTTAAACCAAGAACGCTCAACTATATGTTTCTTGCCATCCGCTCCACGTTCAGAAATCTGTCTATCAAATAATGCGAAATATTCTTTTCTAAACTTTACTTCAACAACGCCATCGGGAGTCAGCAATGTTACTGTACTTTTTGTTTTATTTCTATCAATACAAGTTCCTGCAATTTTCGTTAACTTAAAAAGTGGAATAGTTTTATTACCACGATACCAATACTTATCAGCTTCTGGCTCTTCTGGTAAATCAAAGAAATCACTTAAACCATATTTTTCATTATTGATATTTAATAGCTCGTGGTCATGATAATAAATACATGCAGCTTCCATTTCCCAATGTGAAATTGTTCCGGACGCATATTTATCCCATTCTTCTTTGAATAAAATTGTATTTAACTTGAATAATAAATCTGATTTATTTTGCATCATCCAATGTCTAAATATATCCATTTCACTTTGATATATCTTATCCCACTGTTTTGCATTCATTAAATCTCCATCAATTAATCTTTCCCAACCTTGACTAATTAAAAAATCAATTGCGCGCACGTCTAACCGATAATTTATATCTGATGCTTTCTCACGACATACTGCTTTGAGATAACGATTAAATTCATAAATGCGCAGACCGCGTTCCATCTTTTCATCATCTAATGGAACTAAATTGTATTTCAGTAATGTAGGGAAACTTGTTAAGTTCAAATTTGTCTTTGGTTCACAAGTTGTCCATAAATACCATGCCATTGTAAACTTGCGGTCTTCTATACTATCAAAAGCTCCTGCTTTGATAAGTGAAATCATTGCTTGTTTCTTTGGATGTGCTCTATTTACAAAATCTTTTGGTGATGTATATGGACGATTCTCAATTATAACTTTGATAAAATTATCACCAACATTTACCAAATTCTTAAATCCCATTAAGATACAATTATTTTTTACATCAGGCGTAAAGCCATATTTTGAGGTATTAATATCAACTAACTTAACATCAATATCAGATGTTGTCAATTCACCAATAGCTTTTGCAATTTTACCATAATTAGTACTTGCGCCACTATCCTCATCAGTTGCACCACTATTTACAATCAAGCATGCCGTCGCCCAATAGATTGAATTCCAATGTGTTGCAAGATAAATCATCTGTACTCCAACAAATGAATATGGCAATGAATGATTTTTTGAAAATGCATATCCAAGACTTGGTGCTATCGCTGTAAACCAAATATAATCTGCATAATGTGCGTCACCCACATGCTCATATAATTGTTTACGCAAATCGGGAATTTTTTTCATTTGTTTCTTTGCAACAATTTTACGAGCTGCGTTTGCTTCTCCCAAAGTAAACTTTGCAATATCTTCATCCATTAAAATTTCCATCATTTGCTCTTGAAGAGGAACTGTGCCATAATACGCATCACAATACTTATGAAACGCCGCACGCTGCTTATCATTTAATCCTCGAGTTAACATTTCCTCTTCAAACTCATTAGGATGTTCTTTTATACGAACATATCTATCCTGCTGTGGCTCTTTGCCTTTCTCAGACATAAGACGCATCAACGCCGATGCCGCAGTCATCTCTAACATATTTTGCGGTTTGAGCTTTTTTGCTATCATCAAACCAACACCTGTTGCGAACTGGAATACGTCGAGAATATCTCCCGCCGCAAGGTGATCCCAAAGTTCTTGATTAGTTACATCTATAACTTCTGGATGGAGATATTGATTATAAAATGTTCTCAAATCAATATCTTCTATTTGTTTATCTTCCTTTAACATCTCATAACATTTGATAATTTTATCAGATGCTTCTGTTACAAGGAAGTCATACTTTGTATCACCAGCGGCTTCTGCCTCATGCAAATCCCAACAAGTTACTAAATCCCAACCAGGAGAACGCATAAATGATGCGGTTTCAAATGGGTTATCACCATACAAAATTACACCACTTGCATGTACTCCACGCTTATTGACAAGACCGCAAATATAAACTATGATATCTAATAAGCCAGGATATTTATTTACTTCCTCTAAGAAAGATGTAACAGGTTTCCTATCTCTTTCTTCATTTCCATATATAACATCATTAATCTCCCATAAGAATCCCATTACCTTAACTACTATTCACATAGTAGATGAGACTATACCATTTTAATCAAACTTAGTGGGAACAAAGTTATGCTTTTTAGTATTAAAGAATCTTGCCCTCCATCCATTCGTAAATTGGTTTTTAGAACCATTGCATTGTTTCGATGCAGTAGACGAATCAACTCTATAGGTTCGTGATAAATCTGCAATTGTATCATGAATACTTAAGATACAATAGTCTTTATCCAACATACAACATTTCTTTCCTACTGAATAAATTGTATTTTGAGCTAATGTCGTCCATTCTAAATTGCTAGAATTATTATTCAATTTATTCTCATCTTTATGATGGACAACGTTGTATTCGTCTGGCTTTGGATTATTTACGAACAATGTAGCTACCATTCTATGAAGTTTAATATGAGTATCTGCACCATAATTATCGGGAATTTTTACTTGTAAATATCCATCTGTACCGACATAAGGTTTTAATATTTTAGAAGTAGAGTTATAATAGGAATAAACGTTCCCATTCTCAGATATATAATAGTTTTTATATTCTTGAATAGGAAGTACCCTTTCTTGATATTTTTCTGATAGCAGTAAAGCGATTTCGTCTCTGCTTTGAAAATTAAGTAACTTCAAATTTTGTAGATTACAATTTCTTACATTGCCATCAATAAAAATAATTCTTTCATCATTTACTTCTACTTCTACTTCAGGATGGAAAGTTTTAAATACTAGATATTTAGCATCATAATATTTTTTATCAGATAATCTATACCTATTTTGTCTGGCTGATGCCTGTGGAGCAATTGTTTTTGGACTAGTATAATTATCTTTTTTAGAGAATAGATTTCCATTCTCATCAATTTTATAACTTTGTTCAAACCCATAAACTGGCTTTTTCATAATAAATTTCTCCTTTATTAAGTTGATTATATCCTTGGTAGTCGTTGAGGCCCATTCATAATCTGGATGTGCCTGCTGATTGTCTCTTTATAGAGAGGTTCCAGCATATTCGGATTTATAGAGCGCCGATTTGTTAACGCTCTTGTGGAATGAGAGAAGACATATATTGCGCTATATCTACATCAATTCCATCGGGATATTCTTCACTTCTATATCCACGACAAGCAGTTTGGATTGCAGATTTAGTTGCTTCTGTACCAAATGTGACAACCTGCACAACACCAAATTCTCCGCGTTCTTCTCTTATCTTTTCAAAAATCAAAGGACGCTTACTTGGCGCAAGGTCAATATCAATATCAGGTAATTCCGCACGTTCTTTATTTAAAAACCTCCAGTATGGCAAGTCCCAACGAATCGGGTCAAGCTGGGTGATACCCAATAGATAATTAGATAAAAAACCTGTTGCTGAACCACGACCGGGACCTACGATGCTACCGCACTCCCAAAATAAATTAATATAATGTTGGAATGTATTAAAATATGCAAATAGACAATCGTCTAACTTTTTTCCGATATCTTGAATAATATCAGCTTCAACGCAAATGCGGTCAATATAATTCCATTCCCACAAACCTTTTTCTATTAATCCTTCAAGACATTGATTAATCCAATATCTCTCTTGAGGATTATCTGATGTTCCTAAATCTTGAATGATTTTCCATCGGCCCTTTAATTCATCGGCATAATCATTATTAACACCAAAATAATGATGATACTCACTTTTATCGTATTCTTTAACTTGAATCTTTGGAATAATCTGTTTGCGCTCAAGGCTAAACCATTGAATTTTTTTTTGCAGCTCTTGACTATTTTCAAACATCCAATCAATTACTGCCTCATCTTCAATGCTCTTTAACATTAATTCTTTGACTTCATCGGGAGACATTACATATGTATACTGATAGAACTTATCAGTTTCACGGTCGCCATCTTTAGAAGTCAAATACGCACGATGAATTGGTCTATCTTCTGGACGCAGATAATGAGCATCAGTACCAATAACCATAGGGATGCCCAATGCTTTACTTATCTTATATAAAGTTTGATTAACTAATATCTGTTCTTCATCTGTGCTTGGAGCGCACTCAATATAAAAATCAGAACCAAAAATATCTAAACAATAATTTAAGAAATTATTGATATTGTCATAATAAATCTTGGCGTTTTGATTATCTCCAACTGCTCTTGCCTTTGCCATCAATAAAGCATTAGATGATAACTCACCACCAATACAAGCACTTGTTGCAATTACATGTCCAGGATTTTCTTTAATAATTCTCTTTAAATCTTCCTTTAAAGTTGGAACACGTTCCAGACGACCATATTCATATATGTTTGTCCATGCAAGTGAACTTAATTTTTTAAGTTGTGTATAACCGTCATTGTCCTTTGCAATTAATATAAAGTGATAATACTTTTGCTTCGGTTCTCTGGTCTCTGTAAGATAAATTTCATTACCTAACGCAATCGTAAAATCTGGGTCGGTTTCGCGCATCGCTTTCGCTAATTTATTAACTGTCATATGCGCACAAAGAGCCTCGTGGTCCGTTATTGCCAAACCACTTAGCCCTAATTCTTTCGATGTTTTAATTAATGCTTCAGGTCGATTAATACTATCAAGTAAGCGAAGATTTGAATACATGCTATGCGCATGGCAATTAAAGTATGTGTTCATTTCTTCCTCCCTTCATAATTTTATAATATTCTTACTTTATAAGTATACCATATATTTTTATCAAAATCAATCATGCTTTACAATAACCAATTTATCAACGGCACGGGTAGCCGCAGTATAAAGCCAGCGCGCATGTTCAGTTTTATTAAATGGAAACTTTTCTTCCAGAACTAATACTTTATCCCACTCGCTACCTTGCGCTTTATGGCAAGTGATTGCATATCCATATGAAAACTCTTTTGGTAATAAATCTCCATAACGATTTTTTGCACGATTAAGTTTATATGCTAAACGCCAATCGCAACATTTTTCACCAGTTAAAAGCATAATGCGATCACCCATAACCGCAGGATAAATACTTCCATTAGCAACAAAATCAAAATTCAGAACATCAAATTTTTGTATAGGTTCGTTATAAATTAATTGACGGGGTAACTTTAACCATTCTTGGCTACTATTAGTTAATGTGCCGATTGTTCCATTTACTAATGCGTCACCATCATAGTTAATACTTTCCCAATAATTACGCAAACAAATAACTTTATCTCCATCTTCTGGGTTAATACCTTTGCCCAGAAGTGCGCGAATATTATTATTCTGCGCAAGGCGTTGCATATTTGTACCAACGATAACTTGGTCACCCCATAACAGCATTCCAGTATTTAAACTATGATTAGGCAATATCATTACATCATTACCTTTCCAATCATCCAATGTTGCGTTTTCACGAATTTTCATTGTAAGCTGAATAATTTCTGAGTCCATGGCCTGACGCACGATTTCATCAAGGAAAACATGCGGATGGTCAAGTAAATGATTATCTTCATCTGTATCTATTGGTGGCAGCTGAAATGGGTCGCCTAAACATATTACATAAACTTTATGCTTAAATAGCTGGTCCATAAGACTCTTTGGCACCATACTGACCTCATCAACTACAACAATAGTAAAGCCAAGGGCGGGCTTAGGCTTATGCATAAAACCACCGGCCGGACGAGGCACACTATCAAATAAAAGTCGATGCATTGTCATAGCATTAGGATTACCCTTTTTACGCAATACCTCGGCAGCTTTGCCAGTGAAACTGGCATATGCAATTTGTTCCGGAGCGACATCAAGAGCTTCAACTATAAATCGCACAAGAGTTGATTTACCTGTTCCAGTTAAGCGTAGCCAGCAATTACGGTGTATTTTTCACCAGCGCGATGCCGAGCTACTGCTATTTTCAGTCCTTCTTCTTGACCTTTAGTCAAAATCATGACTTACTTCCTCCATTTCTTGAAGTTTTAAATTTTTTATTTTCTATAATCATTGTATCATAATTTATAAAATTTTTCAACAATTGCTCGTAAAATTTCCAAAAGCATTTTTTAATTAGGTTTTCGGGTCTCGCATCCACTACCGGGCGGAGACCCGAACGGATACATTTTAGAAGTAATAAGGCCAATTTCGTGTCACATAATAATCCTTAATTTCTACTTGTGGTTTTTCATATCCACCATAGTTATTAATTTTACATTCACCAATAATAGTAAGTTCATGACCACCCATTGTGTCATGTAAATTTTCATATTCCTCGTCAGACACTTTAAATTTAATAAAACTTAAATCACCAAAACTAATATGAAGTGTATTTGCTTTATATAAATTTACATTATCCGCAGTTACATTAACATTTGTAATAGCGATTAGTGGTTCAGCTACGCCTTGGCCCCAATAATCATACAACGCACCAATATCTAAAATTGTTTGCTCTAAATTATCATCAGTACGATGTAATTCTAAATCAACAAAATAACAAGGAGAAAAATCAATATCAGCATATTTTTCATCTAAATAATTAATTAATTTAGTGAAATTTTCATCTTTAATACTGACACCACCCGCATTTGCATGACCTTCACAATATTCAACTAATCCACTGTCTAAAAACATTTGCCGAGTATCGGTGATGGGAATATGGGGTGCGCCACGCATTGATCCTTCCCAATATTTCACGCCATCGCGCTCTACCTCATTCAATATTGCTGTTGGATGCCTCCAATAGTTAGCAATTTGTGTAGCAATTAAACCTGTCAAATTTTTATCTGCTGCTTTTTCTTTTGGCATCTTAACTGCAATTAATACATGGTCATAAAGGCAATTGTCAGCAATAATTTTTTCAACAATCGCTTTAATATCATCACGGTCTTTTTCTTGATGACGTTTAACATTGCCGCAAGTGCGCACCGCCTGTTCGACACGCATTTCTGTCATTCCCTTGTCGCCGCGCTTAGTGGATGGAATTTGTTCATATGCGCGGAAAGTTAACATGGATTCAAATAACAATAGGCGCTCTTGTGCATTACCAGAACGGTTAATTGCATTAATAAATGGCGCAATATAAAATGCCACTTTAAAAGGATTTAAAGAACCTTGCACTTTAAATTCTTGCTTCTTTACCATTTCTTTTAAGAACGGATTTGTGATATTTTGTAAACCTTGTTCAATAATAAAACGCACTTCATATGAATTTAAATCCATAATATCAGCAATAATACCAACAGCAGCTAAATCCATAAAGCTTTCAGAGTAATCAATACCTAATAATTTATCTAAATAAGCACAAAACTTATATACCACTCCGGCGCCTGACAATGATTTAGTAGGATAATCACACATTTGATTATTTATAATACAAGCATATTCTGAAACATGGTCAGCTAAGTGATGGTCGATAACTAATACATCACAACCACGTTCAACAAGTTGTTTATGCACATCATAATCATTGCTGCTGGAATCGGGCGCAATTACAAGTTTGATATCCTTAGGTATAGTATTTAATTTAAGTCCATGAGACTTATCATCATGTACTCGATAAGTAATATTATTTTGAACATATGCGGGGAATAAACAATTTAAATAATTAATTAACAAAGCTGCAGAAGTATAACCATCACAATCTGAATCAACTTGAATTAAAATTTTGTCTTGCGCTTTAATATGTTTAATTAACATTGTTGCCCCTTCGCGCACATTCATTAAACGCTCAGGCGCAATTAAATCATCTTTAGTCGTATGTAAATAATGATTTATATTTTCTTTTCCAATTATTCCTCTATTAGCAAAAATTTGCTCAATCGGACTCAACTTCGGATTCCTTGGTTGTATCAACTGATATTGTAGGCTCATCGACAGTTTCCTCCTCTGTTGTTATAATTGGATTTTCAATAGGATTATAATTATCGCTTATGTCAACATGATACATATTTTTTAATTTACGACGACCTTCACGATTATTTACTCCATGATTGGTAACTTGCAGCATTGCTTTAGCCAATGACTCATTTTCTTTACGAGCCTCATTTAACATATTGACTACATCGACCATATAATCTGTTAAAATTCCTACATTTTTATTATATTCTGCGTCTTCTGGCGCATGCAAAGTAATCGCCATAAGAGCATCAAGTACTTCTTTTTGTTCATGTTTCATAATATTATTCTCTCCTTAAATAATTGCATAAATTTTTCTGGGCCTTCATCGGTTGGGCTCGCTTTATATGAAGTAATTAAATGTTTATCAAAAATAAAGGATATTAATACTTCATTTTTATATTTTTTATGTAAACCTAAAAGTTTTGCTTTTAAACGTTTAAATTCACTATCACCTAACTCTTGGAATTGTCGGTCAAAGGCGATAATAATTTCTTGCACTCTATCTTCAATCAATAACTGTATTTGATATGATGATACACTGCTACCACAGCATGCAACCGATATATCATTTTCCAAACCAAAATAACTTTGAAATTGTAGAGTGGATTTTTCACTTTCAAAAACAATAGCTTTACCCATACGCTTTATATTGTCTTTTGAATTATTAAGGTTATATAAATTTAATCCAAGAGAATGATTATATTGTTGTTTATTAATAATCATTGGACGATATTTACCAAATCGTTCTGCATCTTCTTTGACCATCGTTCGTCCGCGCAGGCCTATAAATCGACCATCTTTATCAAAATGAGGAATACTAATTTGATCAGTAGAAAAATTATATCCTATTTGCGCATGCGCTAATATCTATGGTTTAATATGATCATTAATCCAAGGCGTTAAATAATTCGGATTAATTGCCAATGGTCCTAATATGCGTTTATCATATTCTTTTAATTGCGGTACTTGATTTACTGTTGGAATATCATTAATCTTATTATATGCAATTAAATATTGCCAATCTGTTAAACCAAGATCTTCTGTATCATTTAAATCAATAACTATATTAAATTTAGCAGCAAGATAACGCACTGCATCATTTAAATCCATTTTGCGATTAGATTGAATTTGAGCAACTTTAATTGTTAATTCAAATATATCAAAAGCGCAATCACAATCCGTATAACATTTGAATAAATCACTATTTTCGTAAAAATAGAGTTTTCTACTTCCTTCTCCAGGTGGATTATGACAGATGGTATCAGAGATAAAACCAAAAGGGGTGAACTCTGGATTGCCACCCCATTCAGTTACTAATTGAAAGTAGTCATCAATGGATAACTCTTCTCGAATTGCCTTCTTATCATAATCTTGCATACTTAACCTTCAATGATGACTTTGCAACACCAGCCGAGAAGACCAAATTCTTTTGTGACAACTTCACATAAAAATTCCATAGGTTTCATATTTGCTGGTTTTTGTTTGATATAAAATTTTGCCATATCTTTTGGCATCTTATATTCATAAGGATGACCATTTGCGTATGTGGGCATTGAAATTGAATCATCAACCCTGGGCGTTAATTTCTTTTTTGTAAATTTCTTTTGTGACGTACTCTTAGACTTTCGAGTAATAATATTTTCACTAAAATTCATATATCCTCCTTAAAAAGCACTTGGCTCTTCTGTAAATATTTTTAAATCTTCTATCGATTGAATCGCATAATCATATGAAGTGCAAAACATTGGCTTAATACGACAACAACCCAAATCTGCTTTACACCACAGATATATTCCTTTCCATCGTCCACGCCTATTTTTATATACTGATAATTTTAAATTCGGTGTATCAAACGTATTAGAGCTTAAAATTGTCTGTAATGCTTCTAAATCTTCTGATTTAACTGGAAGATAAATACCACCCCAGTCAACTTTATCTGCAATAGCTTTTGCACCACGCAATAAGTTTTGGTCAGGAGTTGTAGCTTGTTGATAATCCATATTTAACTACGTTGCAGACATTATAAAGATTCCATACTTGTTACATATATCTTTAAGCCGAATGGAAAGCATGTATAAGATATTATCTTCTCGAAGTTTAATTCCGCCACTTCGACGAGTGATTTCTTCCAATATTTTAAGGGAAGTATGAATATAGTCGTGACACGTTATTCTCATATTTCTATGAGCGCTGACTATCTCTTACCACATAAAAATTTTTTATGTAGGACACCTTTTCGGCATTTAACTGGCTTCGTTTCCTAAAACCAGACTACGTATCAATAGTAGCCCTACTCCCCCGTCCAGAAGACCTGGGGGATAGTCGATACAGCTTCTTTTTTTTAGACGTTATTCCAAGTTCTATTTTTTATTATATCAGCGACTGTTGATTTAGAACATTTATATTCTTCTGCTAATTTATTATAAGATATTTTTTCATTTTGATATCTTTTTCTAATTTCATTAGCTATTTCCTAATTCATTTTTGTATGTCTTCCTTTTTCAATATAGTCTGGCATAATATTTTCATATCTTCTTCCAGACCAAATATTTAAAAATGAATTATAATGTAGTCGTTCTGAATATTTTTCTTTATAAATTTTACTTGGACTTTCTCCATTTTTATAAGCAATACGTAATTCTTTTATCTCGCTTGGGGTTAACTCTGCTTGCCCCCAAGTTAATTTTTCTTTCTATTCCAATGTTTTTGGCTTAGAAGCGTTTTTCCTTCCAATTTCAATATTATATCCATTTGGAATTAATGTATTATACTAATTAATATAATATTTTTCTAATTGATTCAATATATCTATATCGGAAATATCTTTAACTAATATTTCATAAGTAAAATTTTCAAATCCATATTTTCTAAACGCTCTATGCAATGGTGAATTATATTCACTACTGTTTTCATTTTTATATGAACTTTTATGATTATTATATCTTTCATTTTTTGGACTAATTGATTGTCCTATATATTGCTTATTATTAATTTGATTTATAAATCGGTAAATAATTCCCATAAAATCAACTCCTTTCAATATCGTATGAAAATAGTCAATTATATTTTAATTACTTCCGTCCAAAAAAAGTTTGCCACGGGATTCCCATGCATTTCTGTTTAGGGTTCCCCGTTAGCCACAATTGTGACCCCGCTGATTAGCGGAAAAGTGTTTCACTGTCCCGTCACCCTTTCAATAGGGTCGAACACGTATTTAATGTCATGATCACGGATATTTTTCTTAATTTTATCCTCAACGTCTTGTAGGGAGAAGTCAGGCAACTGTTCAATATATAGCGGGGCACTCGCAAGTACTGCGGCGGCTTCGCGGACTCTATCCTCTTCATCACCTTGATATTTTCCATTAATAATATGCTCCTCATTTACATTTGCTAAAAACGCAAGCATCATTGTTTGCAATTCTTCTATATCTTGCTCTGTACTTATATACAAAGTAGGTTCACAAGTTCCATTTTTAATCCATCCAAAAATTTCATCATAAATTTTATTACAAGAAATAAAACAAGCATCTGCAATCATACTACGAGATTTACCAACGCCAGTAGGAGCTGAACGCAGATAAAATTTCTTTAATCGTGCGCCTCTTGTAACTGTGTTGATAAGTGGACCATATAATGGTACTCCAACTTCTGGATATGCTTTCAAGCGGTCAATTAATTCTAATGCCCCTTCTCCAGCTTGTGTTGCTTCGCCAAATTCATTATCTACATATTCAGCGCGAATAGACTCAATTTTCCCATCAACCTTGTTTGCAATATCTTCTAAGGTTGAATTATCTAACCATTCTTCTTGCATTTGTTTGCGTTTAGTATCTAAAATATTATCTGGGTCATAGATATCTGACACATCAATGCCATATTTATCATATGCGCGCAATAATGACATCTTCTTCATTCGGCCATAATAATAATCAAATGCATCGCCAATTGCTGACTCAGATACTTTTGCAATCCATTCATTACCTTTATTGTTTTTAAATACTGCTTCTGCTTTTGGACGACTACTTAAAAAGTCACTAATATTTTCTAACGTGATTTTTTGTGCGCCTAATTCATAAATCTTATATATAGCGCCAAATACAATGCGATGAAATTCATCAGGAAAATCTTCATCTGTGATAGTATACTTATCTGTGAAGTCCAATAAGCTTGGATTATTATAAACGCATCCAATAACTTGCATTATACTTGGAACATCAACATATTTACTCGTCATCAGCATTCTCCTCATCTAAAAATGTAAAAAGTTTTCTTTTTTTTATAGGTTCACGCTGTGGAGATTTTATTACTACCACAACTTCATCAGGTTTAGAAATCGTCTTATTCTCATTTAATTTTTTAGCTAAATATAACTTATAATAATATTCCTTTGCCGCAGGATACACATACGGCACAATACCAATAGTTGGATTAGAGAGAATTGGACGATTATGTAATACTTCAAAATAATAAAATAATGTGCGATATATGCCTGAATATGAAAATCCCATTTTCGTTGTATATTCAACTATTTGTTTTTGAATACCTGGATGCACATAATCCATCTTAAAGAGCTTTTTAATGTATTCTTCTAATTCAATTTGCTCTTGTCGAGTTGGATTTGCGTTATTAAGGTTGCATTTTTCGTGAGCATATCGATTCATATTCTCAAGCTTAACCGCAGGTTCTTTGTCACGATCAAAATATTGACCACAATAATAACATTTAACTCGATGCATATATCCTCCTTTATTATTATTATATCATATTTTTGTAAAAAAATCAACTCACAGTTATAATAACCGTGAGTTGACCGAAATTATCTGTTATGAAAGCTGCTTTAAGTCGTATATAATAAGGTCAAGTTCTGCAGCCTGTGCCGGTGTGCATTCTCCAACCTTCTTTCCAACTCCAAGATGACTCTCTACAATTTTTGTAATTTTCTGAGCCATAGTTGGACTATTGGTCTGCATTAAATGTCCAACGATGGACTGGAATTCATCCATTAATGCATTAAAGTTATAAGAAGTAGTTGGGGCCTCACGATTTGCTTTTTCATCCGTAACAAAATTGTTACTATGTTCAGCAGCTTCTTTATCAATTGCTTCACCAATTGCATTCACTAGTGAATCATAATTAAAATCAATTACTGCAGGGATATACTTAAAACGAGAACCAGCGATAAAGCGAGGAGTTCCACGCATAAAAAGTTTAGTTACAACTTCGCCATTTTCAGTCTGAACTTCACGAGCATAACCAATAATATCACAAGTACGTTCACAAACTAAACGACCTCGAGTATCCAAAGTAGGAACCATCTGATTAAACTCCGTACCAGTTTCATCCTTAAATGTCTTATCAACATCATGACTAATTATAACAAGACCGTAATCCATCTGAATAATCTTACGAAGACATTCATCAAACTCTTGCATAACGAGCTTATATCCTTGACCATAGGGGATATCGCCGATTGCTTCATAAGTAACTTTTTCATTACTTTCTCGTGAGCAAATAGCCTTTTCACAATAACCATATGCGATATCTGCAGTATCAATAATAACTGTTTTGAACAGCTCTTTGACTTCTGGGTCATTTAATTCACGTAAAGTTTTCTTAAATTCAGACCAAAAATTAATAGGCTTTACCATAATTCCGGGAATTGCATTATAGCCTTTTTCGAAAGCAAGCAATAACGCACCAGGAAATTTAGAGGCAACAGTGGTCTTTCCACTCTTTGCAGCTCCATAGAAGAATACTGAATACCCTCTTAAATCTCGACTAACTTTATGTGGTTTAATACTCAATAATGAATTTGCCATAATTTACTCCTTTTCTAAAAAGGCAAGAAACTTGCCTCTATTTCATTAGAACTTAAAATCACCAGTTGCAGGAACAGTGGTTGTCTTAATCGCATTAGCTTGATTGGCTCTCCATTCAGCCGTACGCTGTTTCTTTGCTGCAAGTTCCATTTCTCTATCACTCATTGCCTTTTTGAGTTCATTTACAGTAATAGTATCTTCACTATCCCATTCATAAGCTTCGGCACGCGCGCCAGTGATAACCCAGTCCTTACGACTGTGACTAATTTCACGAATAGAAGGCTCGCCAAATGCAGATTCCTCTGTAATTGTGCGAGTTACTGTGGCAGATACTTGATTACCCCAAATATTAGTAAATACGGGTTCTTTAGAGCTAGCGCCTAAACCAAGGAAATAATTAATTGCATTAGGATTGGTTGCAATAAAATCTACAGGAAGCAGAGCATTACGGAAATCAAAAATACAACCCTTAACAATAAGACCATCAGGAATATTTTTATCGGGGTCGCCTTCGCGCTCAGTAGTTCCTGTGATAATCATATCAACTTTGAAAGTATTACGACGCTTCTCATCAGCATCAAGATTATTATCAGTAATAATATGGATAAAGCCACCTTCATTACGCTTTGTACTTACCAAAGTTTCCTCATCTTTAGTAGTAGTATCATACCATTCATTTAAACCGATTGCAGAATCAATACGAATACGTGCAGCTTCATTCCAATCAGAATCCATAACAGTTTTAATCTTACCGTTAAGAATATCCATAAGAATAGGATAATTTGGGTTTTTCTTAGTCTTATTAGAATAAGTGGGTGCAACATAGGTAAAATGAACAGATACAATATTGGTATGATTATTATCAGTAGCAATATCAATAGTGCCAGTTACATATGGGGTGCCAGGGTTTTTAGATTCTTTACTAGATTCCTTAGCCTCAAGTTTATGTGCATATAAAATTCCTTCAATATGTGTCTAATTAATCATATTTTTCTTCATAATTATCAACTTCTCCTTTAATTTATTTTCATTTCTGTATTATTATTATAACAAATTTTTTATTTTTTTTCAATCTTTACTTAGATATTTCATCTCCAAAAAGCAGAACATCTGCATAAGGTAACTGTCGCGCAAACTTCATAAAATCTTTCGACCATTCAGTTAATTTATGGTATCTACGCTGAGTTGGCAAACACATTTCATAAAGATTTTCATAATTCATAGTGACTGTACGCGTTTGCAAAAAACTTTCTGGCAACCAACGAATCAATTCTTTCCAATATTTCTTATCTTTTGTTTCAAGATATTTTTGACGTAATGATTCACAAATATTAATTATAGTTTTTGCTGCTGATTCATTTAATCCAGTTTCGATTTCATGCATTACATCAGAATGATAATCATCAATTTCAAAACAATCTAATGTAATTGGTTTACTTGTAAGTTTATGCATAGTAGAAGTCGAGTTGGCAGTAGTACCTACTTTATAAGTATCAAATTCTTTCCCATTTATGGACTATCTTTTACCCCTTTCGGAGGATACCATTTCGGCATTTAATTAGCTTCGTTTCCTAAAACTAAACTACGTATCAATAGTAGCCCTACTTCCCTGCCCAGAAGGCCTTGGGAATAGTCTCTACAGGTTCATTTCAAACACACATTTTAAATATAAAACTTTACTCTACGTCTAAACTATAGCCTTCAATCTCGGCTTTAATTTCAAGCTGGTACAAATATTGCCCCATAGCACTTGCTTGTGACTTCCACTGCTCCATAGGGCAATTTGGTTCAAAATCAAGCTTACCAGCTTCTCTCTTTATAATCATTGAATGGAGTTTATTATACTTGTCCTTAACAAAATAATATTCTCCAATCGCCCTACTCTTATAATCATCAGATTTTAGTAATTCAATAATCCTATCAAACGTCATAGTAATTGCCTCCTTAAAATAATAAATCCTTAGTTTACGAGTTATATGTGTGTTTGAAATGCTTCCCACGGGATTCCAATGGGAGGTTCCCCGTTAGCTATATTTTACAAAAAATATAACCCTCGCTGATAGACGAGAAAAGTATTTCATTGGCAGAAAGAATTCTACCAGTAGAGTGGAGCAGTAATATCAACAGATACCATAATTTGTCGCATAAATTTACGATGCTCTGGACCAGCCATAATAAGCTTATGAGCAAGATTTAAATCATCAGGACACAAAGCAGCATATTCTACATAACTACCATCAGTATGAATAATAGAACGCTGTGTAATATCTTTTACAGTCTTGGCATATAAAGTATCATAATCGGGATCGAGCATATTTAAATGAGCTGCTTCCAACCATTTTGTCGCTAGATTCTATATAGTCGCACCGAATACAATAATAGGCTTAGTTCCAAATTCGCTTAAAGATTTATTCCAGCTATTATGAGGATTCCGCATTCCTCGAAATGCCCCCTCAAAATTAAACACTCTTATATTTTCAAATTTCATTTTTTAAATCTCCAGCATTTTCTATTATTAAATTAATACCGCTGTCAGAAGGTGAAGAGATAGTTGTATAAGTGGAAGAAGTCCAGTTTGGATTTGTCGATATATAACTTATTCCCTTACTATGATAACCTTCCTAAAAAGCTTCATATAATAACTATTTTAATTCATCGACTGTAAATGTAATTTTACCATCTTTGTCAGCTGTAAAAATTTTAATCATCATAATTTTACCTCATTTAATACTATAACCAAATTCTTTTGCTCCAAAATAATTTTGCCAATAGATTTCTCGTTCATTTAAAAGTTCTGGAGGACATTCCTCGATTACTTCAAACATAAAATTCTCAACTCCATCGGCTTGCATAGCTGGATACAACTTATTGCGAGTTTGCGCTTCAGCGCCTAACCCGCGTTTTATGTGCTGGCGCCAACGGTCGGCAAAACGTACGCATTGACCCACATAGCACATGCCATTTTTAGTATTTGTAATTTTATAAATACCGCTAACTTTATCTCCTACAACACGACCAATTAAATCGGTTGTAGGCTTTTCATAGTAACATTTATAAATTAATTTATTGAGAGTTTCTGGATTGTGTAAATACGGAGTGATACTTCGTAATTTTTCAATCTCCAATAGGTCAGTAGAAGGAATTTGTAACATATAGAAACTTTGCTGTTGCGCATCAAGCATCATGCGTTTATAAGATTCAATGGCTGCACGAGTTTTTTCTTGACTTTCATTTAATCTATGACGCTCTGATATTAATTGTTTGCGTAATTCTTTAATTTCATTTGCAAATTCTTCTTTTACTATTAAAAAATCTGACCGATATTTATCAATTTCTTCTTGATAATTTTCGGCTTCTTGTTGAGCACTTTCCTCAAAGGAAGTTTCCATTCGCGCTTTAGCTTTATCATAAATTGCGCTGACGACTTCTCTTGCCATTTCTTCAGTTGTTCGTGCATTAAAATCTAATTGGCTAATGCGAGCATTAAGTTCATCTTCTTCTGACTATAAAGAACCAATGCTAAGATTAAGTGCATCTTCTCGTTCTTGTAAATCTCGGATAGTATTATTTTCCTGCTCAATGAGTTGAGAAGCTTCAAGCACCTCAAGGCGCAAATTGTCTCTCTATTCTTGTAGAATAGCAATCGACTTCTTCTATCGAATAATTGAGTGCTTTCTACTAAAATAAATATAAAAGTGTGCGCCGATGGAAATCAGACTTATTGTTCCAAATATTATTAAAAGCGATAGTTCAATCGGCATAAGTTAAAAAATTAAGGGGCAGAAACTTGCCCTGCCCCTATTTGAAAGACTTTATTCGATTACTCTTCCTCAGCATCGGGATCAAAAGCCATACCAGCATCATTAAGAGAGAGGAACTTGACTTGCTTATGGGTTCCATCCTCAAGCTCAATCTCAGCAACGGTACGAACACCCAGCTTCTTGCGCTGAATAGCAGAAGTAAAAATACCATCAACCTGACGCTTTTCGAGACCAAGAGCCTCAGCAACATCAGCAGAAGTGAGATTAACACCGTTGTTCTTCTTCAGATAATTAAGAACGTTTTTTGAATTTTCTTTCATAGCCATAGTAAAAATTCTCCTTTAAATTAAATATTTTTTATTATTATTATTTGTAGCATTTCTTTTGCTTACATTATTATTTTACAAAAAATTTTTAAGAAAATCAAGATTGATTGAGTATTTTTAAAACTTCTTCGTCAATCTTTTCCATATCTGCAAGATCACTATATCGATTGCAAATATCTATTATTTCTTTTTGCGCAGCATATCGCGCATTGGGATCATCAGAGTTTCGCATAATTAACTCAAGTTCAGCTAACCGTTGCGCAGTGCGCTTAATTTCGCGTTTCGTCATATTTATTCCTTATTTACATACTTATTATACAATAAATTTTTTACAAAATCAAGAACTGCTGCTTAAAGTCGTCCTCAGAGATAATAGGAATATTCAACTTTTTCGCTTCAGCATTTTTAGTTGAGGTTGATGTAATATCATTGTTAATAAGATAATCTGTCCGAGAAGATATGGTAGAAACAACCTTGCCTCCGTGCTTCTCGATATCCTTTTGAAGAGCGACGCGATTAGGGTATTGCCGCAGCCGCCCAGTAATTACGATTGTTTTTCCTTCCAATGATTTCTCCACTTGCGGTTCTATTGGAGATTCCTCAAATATTATATAATTTTTTGCGAGATTATCTGCTTCATCATAATTAAATTTCATGATGGCATTATGTTTCTCCCATCCGTAATTAGGCAACGTAAAAAACTGGAAGTTATTTTTAATCGCATCCCTAAAGTTTTCATATGTTTTAAATCGTGTTGCTAAATCTCGTGATGCAGTTGCCCCAATTAGAGGAATCCCAAGAGTAACCTGAGGCTGAC